CGGTCAGCTGGCGCTTGGGAGCGGGAGCGGCGCCGGCCACAGCGGGTCCCCGGGCCCCCGAAAAGGGTCGAAAGCCATCCCACGATTTGTCCTTTTGTTCCTGGGCAACAGCGGCGGCAGTGGCCTGACCCACCGTTTGCCGCTGCGTAGGCTGCGGTGGTCGCATGGCGCTAGGAGGGGGCTGCGCCGGACCGGTATCGATCCGCACGGTTCGCCGCTGTTCGGAGCGGGGTGTAGGTACAGGCGGCCCTCCACCACCTAGACTCTCGATCCTGAGCGGCGCAGGCGCCGGACCCGGGCAACCTCCACCCTGCGCTCCCCCATCCACCTCTTGCACAAACTGGTCCAACGATGCTGCGAGTTCGTCGACCGACTCCTTCTTGTCCGACGAATTGGCGGTGCTGCCCTTCATTAGAAGATCCATCCCGGCCATTGGGGTTAGTGAGCGTGGCCCCGGAGTTGAAGGTGGGCGCGCAGCTCCACCGCTCCCTCCTGGGCCGCCCAGTTCTTCAACCTCCAGCTTGAGGGTTGGCAGGCTCATTCTACTCCTGTCTCAAACGCAAATCTTATGTCTATGTCCGACGCAGCTCCGGGCAGTTCTTTTTCAGGTACCAACGCCCCTGGAGCAACGCATCCGCCAGATCGTCCTGCTTCTTGTGAGTCCCGAAGTAGGCCAGCCAGCGCTTGTCGCAACGCAGCTCCTGAAGAGCGCTGGGCACGGCATCCCGAGCCGCCTTTTTGCGGGCGGTGTACGAACTGGTGTCCACTTCCATCCCTTCCAGCTTTCGGCGGGGCGACACGTATTGGATATCGGTGCAACCTTCGTGCAAGAGGTGCATGGTGAGCATGGCCTGGATGCAGCGCATCCGCACGGCGGTGGGTCCCAGCTGGTTTTCGATGAGGGCGATGTATCCCTCGAGGGAGCTTGGGAGCATCGTTCTGAGGTCTCGCTGGATGATCTGGGCAAAGGTAATCATGTCAATATCAGCTGCTTTGGGGGGCTCGTAGTTGACAAGGGTGTGCTGGTCGTAGTGGGCCCGGACTGCGGCGATGGCGGCCTTTTTGGTGTTCCGGGTGGTCGGGGCGCAGCCAAGATCGCGAGCGACACTCAGCACTTCGTCCACATTCATCTTGGAGAGCTGGGTCGGTGAGAGCCGGGTGGTTGGCATGATTCCTCCGGGAACCAACTTGGCGTGCCGTTTGCAGTAAATCTTGTCGGCAAACTCGAACTTAACTGGGGCTTTGCAATCGCTGTGGCAGCATTCGACGGCCTGACGCTCGCACATGTTGAAGATTTTCCAGTCAACAAGTGGATCGGAGGCGGACGTGTCAAACACAGCGAACGATAAGGTTTTGATGCCGATGTCGAAAGACAACACTCGCATACGCCTCTTGCTTTGGCAAGGGTAAATGTAAACTCCCTTTGGGGCACGAGTTAAGCCTAGATGGCCTTAGGCTGAGGCAAGAGTCTTCATGACCGCAAAGATCGGGCCATTGATGATGCTCTCGCCGGTAAGCTGAGCCCCCTGAGTGGCGTTGGCTAAGGCAGCGGTGGCGCCACCCATCTTGCCGGCAATGTCGCGGGTCTTAATTCCCATTCGCACCAGCTGGATCACGGTGTTCATTATGACAGCGTAGACATCGCCGACAGTGCCAGATAAGGCATTCCGGGTTTGGTTGAACATCGTCCGTGCGTCTTGCATGCCCGAGTTGAGGACCCCTGCCATTGCAGTATTGACAGCGTTGACATGGTGGACGTTTTCGGTGGCCTTTGGTGCAGCGGTAAGCGAGGCGCTCTGGATGCCCGGAATCAAGTTTCCGTTGCCGGGGGCTCCGCATACCTGTCCCAGGAAGGCCCCGGTGGAGGAGTGAGGTCCCAGCTGTGTGGCGTAATCTTGACACACGCTCTTGCCGGCGTAGCCCATAACGACCAGTGTCAGTCCCAGCGGCACAATGAGCGCCAGCAGCAGGTTGTAGGTGGCGGGGGAAAAGATGGTATTGCAAGGCTGGTCGCCTCCGCCGGGGTTTGCAAGAGGGGAGGAGGTGGTGTCTGTGTTGGAGTGGGTGGCAGCGGCGGCGGCGGCGGCGGACATTGCGGGTGTGCTACTTAGTCAGTTGCTAATTCTTCCCACGCCGAGTCGAACGACTGCGAATCCGGCGCTTACCGACCTTCTTCCCCTTCGGTGGTGCTACGCCTCTCCGAACCCCCCGAGTTAACTTTCTTCTCTTGCGGATCGTCTTTTTGCGGCCCCGTCGCCCCCGCCGGGTGCGGCCTCCCGTGCCCTTCCAGCCAAACAGATTGCAGATTTCATTCCATTCCGCTTGGTCCTGCGACAGCTTGGTGGCGCCGTGGGCCAGACTCTTGGCAGCTTGGGGCTTGGGTGGTGGCGGGGGAGGCTGACCAAAGCTGGTGCCCTTGCGGTAGGCGATCATTTGGTTGTAGTGCTGTGCTGCCTTTTGGGCCCCCGCAGAGGCCTGCGATGCCGAGACCGACTTGATGGTTGGAGGGGCGGTTGTCATTCTATTGTTGCGGTTGAAAAAGGTTTGGAAGTTTGTTGTGGTGGCGTAGGAATGAGTTCGCCCAAGGAGATCGAAAAGACGATGCGGCAGCATCTGGACAACCTCATGCGTGATGAGGATGTGGCTGATGCGACCGAAGAGATCCGCAAGCAGCAAAACAGCCCTAAAATTCGCGGTGATCTGGAGCGGTTGGAGCAGCTCCGGCGCGAATACCCTCGAGTGTCGCCCGAGGTCTTCCGGAAAATGGCGTTGGCCCGCTGTGCCTTTATGCACGAGCACTTCCCCGACATCCTATTCAAACTGATTAAGCAAGAGGTGGGGGTGAAGGTTGTGCTGCAATTCGCCGACATTCTGGGACGAGTCGAGAGCGGCGAGCTGAACCAGCACGAGGCGTCGTTCCAAGTGGGGACCATCCTGAAGAAGATCCACATCGACAGCGTGCTCCGCCGGGATGAGCTGCGAAAGCAAGAGGAGGCGGCGAAGAAGCGGCGGAAGAAGGGGAAGGGGTTAAAGAAGTTCTCGTATGCGCAGTGGGCCGAGCGGCACCCGGAGAACGAATGAGCTCACTTCCACTCGATGTAGGGGTAGCTGCCGTCATAGTACGTGTACTCGATGCTGTAGACGAATTGGAGTTTGCTTTTCTTGAAGTAATGGTGTTCCAGCAAACCAGTGCGGTAAGTATCCTTGGGATCACTCGGTGTGACACGTTTGTCGACGTTTTTCGACGTTTTTCGCAGGTCCAATCCTTAGGAAGATCTGTTATCGTCTTTCCAAAACCGAGCCGTTTCAGTTTTTTTTGAGATCTGCTGCTGGCAACTCGAATGCATTCCTGAAAGGCATGTTCGATACATATTTAGGGTTTCTAAACTGATTGAAGCGATGGTGTTAGGCTAGGGCAGAGATGCCGGCAGCAGCGAAAGCAGCAGCAGGAGAAGGAGGACGCAAGATCATGGTGGTGGAGTCGCCGTCCAAGGCGCCCAAGATCGAGTCGCTATTGGGCAAGAGCCAATGGCGAGTCTTGGCCACCAAGGGCCACATCTGTGTGATTGACGACGGACTCAAGGGCCTAGGGGAGCTGCGCACCGAAGGGCACATCCGCTACAAAACCACCAACCACGCCTTTGTCCGGGAGCTGAAGAAGCTGATGCGGGAGGAGAAGACCCGGAAAGTGTACATTGGCACGGACGATGATCGCGAAGGCGAAGCGATCGGTTTCCATGTGTGTCGGCTGGCGGGAGTTGACCCCACCCGGATGCCCCGGCTCCGCTTCAACGCCATCGAGAAGAACGCATTGCAGGCAGCGGTGGCCAACCCCGGCACGCTGGACATGGACCTGGTGGATGCCCAGATGTGCCGGCAAGCGATCGACCTGGCCCTCGGCTTCACCGCCTCCCCACTCCTCTGGAAGGCGCTTGGCGGCACCAGCAGTTTGTCGGCAGGCCGCTGCCAAACCCCAGCACTTACGCTGGTGTGCGAACACCATCAGCACGCCATGTCGGCCGAGGAGAACATGGTGTGGGCCACCGAGACCTATCTCCCCACCTACCCTCTTGCATTCCGAGGCGACGCCAAGCACCAGACGGCAGAGCAAGAGGAGATTGAGTGGCAGCTGGCGACGTGGCAAGAACACGAGACCAAGCTGTGTGCGCTCAAAACCAAGAGCCGATCAGTCTCGGCACCACAACCGCTGACGACGGCCCGGATGCAGCAGCAGTGCGGGATGCCGACCAAGCGGTGTATGACTGCGGCGCAAAAGCTGTACGAAGCAGGCGCTATCACCTACCACCGCACCGACAGCAATGGATACTGCGCTCCGTTTGTGACGCAGCTGGGGGAGCACATTCGGCAGACGCACGGGGCTGAGTATGTGGGGCATCCCCGAATTGTGGGCAAGGGAGCGCACGAGGCGGTTCGGGCCACCGACCCGGCAAAGCAGGGGTTGGGCAAGACGGGGGATGAGCGGCGGTTGTACAAGTTTATTCGGCAGCGGACGGTGGCGAGCGGGATGGTACCATGCCGAGTTGAGGACCTCTCACGGGAGTTAACAACCTCGAGAAAGGGAGATCCTGAAAAGCGAAAGCTGCATGCGGTGGCAAGCGTGACCCGGATGGTCTTCCCTGGATGGACGAAAGAGGTAGGGGGTGGAGTGGTGGTGTCAACTCCGGAGCAGATCCGTCAACTCAGCGAGCTCACTACCCCGGCCGAGTTAAAGACCCCTCAGCGTGTGGACCCGGTGCGGACCCGGGCAGTACCGATAGTGACGGGCACCCGAGCACCGCTGACAGAGGCGGGGTTGGTGAAGAAGTTGGAGATGGTGGGGGTGGGGCGGCCGTCGACCTATGCATCGATCGTGAACAAGCTGTTTGATCGTCGGTATGCGGTGGTGCAGGATGTGCCGGCCAAGGTGTTGGATGCCAAGGAGGGAGTTAAGGAAGGCAAGGGAAAGGCGACCGAATGGACGGCCAAGCCATTGGAGTATGGAGGTGCCAAGGCACGATTGGCTCCAACGCCGTTGGGGGAGCGAGTTAACGAGACGTGCAAGCGGGTTTTCAGCGATCTGATCGAGGTCAACGCCACTGCGATGATGGAAGAGCGTTTGGACAGCATTGCCAAGGGCGAGCGGGCGTGGCGGACCGAGGCCACGCAGTACTGGGACCGAGTTAACACTATGGCGGCCGAGGGAAAGCAGGTGCTAACGACCGAGCGCAAGGCGGCGGCAGCGGCAGCGGCAGCGACAGAGGGGGACACGGGACCAGGCTCTGCGAACAGCACAGCCACCACCCCCACCTCTCCTCTTGCAACTCTGGAAGACGAACCGATCCACCTAAAGCATGGGCGGTACGGCCCGTATCTGACGTGGAAGGGAATGAACATTAAGGTCAAGGGCCGGAAAATGCCCAATGGTGGAGTGGCGGTGGCCATTGTGCGGGAGCATCTGGCGACCCAGGCACAGGTGCGGGATCTGGGAGATGGCATCAGCATCCGACCAGGCAAGAAGGGAGGCAAGTATGCGATGGTGTGCAAGGCAAACAGCAAGCTCAAGCCAGATTTCGTGAATCTCAAAAAGTGTGACATTGACCTGGAGACGGGGGACGGGGAGGCGCTGAAGCAGTGGATAAAGTCGCAGTTGTGAGTAGGACCCCCAATGGCAGCAGCAGTGGCGGCAGCAGATCCGGTTGATGCGGATGCAGGGGTGGCTCCACCTCCTGTTCCGGTACCCCGACGTCTTCGACCACGTCCCCGGGTAGCGGCAGGCCCGGCTCGCCCAATGCCCACACCAGATGACGTCATTGCGGCGGTGCGGCTAACGGGCGGTTTGGGAGCGGCGATGGTCATGGGTGGATCCATCGCCGCCTCTAACCAGGCGCAGGCGGGCAATTGTTCAGAGTTGGTTGGCAGCATGAGTGTGTCGCTTCTGGGTTCATTGCTAATGTTTGGCGGAATGTTGCCGATAACGGCGGGTGATAACACCCACATCGTCTGGGCCACAGGTCTGATACAATTTGCGCTAATTCTCGTGATTGCCGGTATTATTATTTGGTTGCTAGCGTTGGCCAAGGCGTGCCCAGCGCTGGCGCCGCAGACGACCGAGTGCAATCGCGGAAAGAAGGAGTGCGAGGCAACGAACAAGGCCCGATGCAAGAGTGTGGCCAAGGGGATGGTGCGAATCACAGCGGGACTGGCCATGGCAGTGATTGTCTACTTGTTCATGATCCTCCCGTTACCGCAGACGATTCGCAACACATTGGCGGGACTAATTGGCAGCGTTCGCAATGCAGGGCGGGGTATGCACACGGCCTTCACCACAGACATGCCCGCTGGCACCACCCGTCGCCAAGCCATCAAGCAGCGGCTGAACGTAATGCTGGGAGTGCTGATCGACGAAGGCCGTGGGTTGGCTCTCGGGACGCTGATGGCCATTTTCTTCGGCCTCGCGTTCGGGCTGCCATGGCAGGGAGTCCGCGGCATCGCCCTTGCCTGTCGGCAGACCACAGCTGACTGAGCCTGCCGAAATGATTTTACACACCAGTCCGTATTTGTCGTCGGTGTCCCAGACCCCCACGATTCGCACGAGCACGTAGGACGCCGCCCAACCCGGCGCCCCATTTCCTCCTCTTGCATAGCTGTCGATTTGCTTGGCGATGGTGGCGCATGCGACCTTGCCCTCACGGCCCATGTGCGAGACGACTGATAGTAAATGTTGTTCTAGATCCACAAGCTTTGGTGTCAGCTCGGGGCTGACCTCAACGACAATCCCGGAGAGGGTGTAAGAGGGGAAGGAGGCGAAGAGCTTGGAAAACAAGCCGGTGGTTTGGTAGCTGTTGGAGGGGGTGCCAAGGATGAGTCGGGCACGGAAGGCGGTTTCGAGTGGAATGACGCCGAGGAGCATGGGGATGTGGCTAACTTGGAGCGAGAGTTGAGTGTAAGTCCATCTGTGGGATGGATGAGTTGAGGGAATGAGGTTAGATCGTCCAGATGGAAGTAGGGGTAGAACCCAAGCAATGGCGGCAGCGGCGGTGGGCAAGGATATTCGGCTGCCTCAGGCGGCCATGAATGGCAAGGTAGTTGAGGCGATCCGGCGGTGGCTGACAGCGCCAGTGCAAGAGGGAATGCGAGTGTTGGTGGTGGGTGGTCCGTCGGGGGCGGCCAAGCGGCAACACGTGTTGACTGGGATTTGTGGCGATGGGGCCCGTCCGGCACCCCGGCCAGCGACCGCTCTGGCTTCGGACAACACCGGGATGTACGATTTTACTATTCGACGGGGAATGGCTGAAATCGATTTTGGATTGTTTGTGGGGGCGCACAGGAAGAGTGCCACGGCGACCACGACGGGCGCGGCCGAAGCGTTGCGGCATCAGCCTCGGGGATCGATGCCACCGGTGTTGGTGTTTCGCAACCACCAGACTGCACGACGGGAGTGTGTGATGACAGCGCTGAATTGTGCAGCAGAGAATCTGAAGCACGTGGTGTTGCTTACTGAGCGGCCAACTGCGGCGTGTCAGATGGCATCGGCGTGGGAGGTGTCATTGGCGGTATTGCCGGTGTTAATGGGGGCGAGGCGCCAGCGAGCGATCGAGATTGACTATCGTCTCATCACTAGCCACGACAAAAAAGCCAATACGCTCACGGATGCGGTGGTGGCTGCGCTGACGGCGCCGGGGGTGCGGAGTGTGCCCGGGCTGCGGAAGCAGGCGACCGAGCTTATTCGGGATCAGCACGACAGCGGAATGCTGGCCATGATGATCCTGTCCAAGTTGGAGGCGCGGGGGGCGGTGCCGGTCCCGATTCTTTGTGAGGCGGTTCAAAAGCTAATGGCGGGGCTGGAGGAGGGTTATCGGCTCCATCTCCATTGGGAGCGGTTTCTGGTTTTTCTGGCGATCCAGGCTCGGTGAGGTCAATGGAAAAATGATCCTGTTATTTCCGTCGTCCGCCGTTCATCGGAGCCAGGTGCCGGTCTTGTGCTGCTGGTGCTGCCGCTGGTGCTGCTGCTCTGTCTGCTTGGTGTTTGGATAGTCGTGTCGTGCTTAGGCGCTCGCCCCGGCCTTCTTGCGTGTCCGCTTCGCAGTCTTCTTGACTGGAGCCGGCTCGGCCTCGGGCTCGGCCTCGGGCTCGGCCTCGGGCTCTGCCTCCTCCTCGCCATCACCTCCTTCCTCTTCGCCACTCTCAGCAACCGCAGTTGCATCGCCCGATGGCGCCGCACTAGCGGCCGAGCCCTCGCCCTCGGCGTCCTCGTCATCGCTGTCGGCCTGAATGCAGAAGCCCTGGATTCGCACCGGCTGCTTGGTCTGCGCCTGGACCAACTGCCAGGTCACACCGCAGCGGCCACCGGCAACCCAGATGCCGTTGCACTGCATGAGCCCCACCATCTCGGTGCCCGACGGACACAGCTCCGGATCGGTTGGGTCGACCGGGACCTGCTCCGACTCGGGATCCTCTGGATCGATCGGTGCAGTCATGCTCGGCTTGAAGATCTCGTTGCGGTCAGCATCAAAGAGCTCGACCTTCCACACACCCTCCCAGTACGACACCTTGAGCTTCGTGGTCGGGTCGCGATCGGTGAAGATCTTGCCGGTATCCTTGTCCTTCGGGTACTTGACGATGGGGTAGAAGAGGGCCCGGATCACAGCCTCGGGCTGATCGGCCTGACCGAGGCACTCGCCGCTGTGCGCCGTGATCCACTTGACCACCTCGTTCTCAAAAGCGATGAGCTTGTTACAGAAGAGAGACCCCTTGGTGAGCCGGAGGTTGACCGAGTACTTCTTAGCGCCCTCGGGATTGTCCATCGGCGCCTGTCCCACAAGCCCGTAGGTGTTCGTCTTGGGGAACTGGAGCACCGGCTTCTCGCCGTTGTAGTAAATCGAGATGGACTTGCCGCCCTGCTTGTTGGTCTTGGCAGCCCCGAAGGTGATCTGCTCAGGGTTGAAGTCCTTGACGCGAGTGATGAGGTCTGCTGCTGTGGCCGGCATGCTGGTCCGATTGTAACCACCTCTCGGGCGATACTTCTAGATCAATTTACGCTCCAAAATTCAACTCTGACCCCGCGCGGGGCTCTCGGTCATCTCTAGGTTCTTTTTCTCCTACAGAGTTAATGGCGGCAACACGCAGGCACTCAAGAAAGGGCAGCAATAAGACCCACCGCAATCGACGGCACACCAAGAAGTTCGACATGAAGTACGGCAGCCCGGCGCAGGTGATGCACGGCACCGCCGAGATGACCTCAGGCGGTGTAACCAAGGCTGGCTGGATGTACAACAAGCACGGCCGGATCGTCTCTCGGGCCCGCCACGCCCTCGCCAAGAAGCAGAAGCATCTCGAGAAGGCCGGCTACAGCGCCAAGAAGGGCAAGTTCGGGTACATCCGGATCAAGCCGTCGAAGCACACTCGCCGCCACCGCAAGGGCAAGAAGGGAACGCGTAAGCACCGCAAGTGAGCCGCCACCCTGAGTTAACAAACTTAGTCAGCCGGCAAGATAGCATCACAAGTACCCATGGCCACTGATATGGTGTCACCGCTTCCCCCCGTCTCCCCCACCGATATTGCAGCAGCCCCGGCCCCGCCAGCGGACCCATCGTACGTCTACAACGTCCCCTTCTCCGTGTTCCCTGATAACCCACTGCCCTCCAACATAATGCCCAACACTCCATCTCAAGTCGGATCTTTGGTGTGGCTGGGGGCGGGTCCCGTCTTCTTCAATCCCGATGAGAGCATGGTCCTCGATGACACTCCACCCATCCAGGATCCCTCAACTCAGTCCGATGCAATTAACTCACCCGCCGCTGCTCCCGTCGGCCCCACCCCGCAAGAGCGGATGGCAGACTACAAACACTGGCTCACTACCACACCCACCCCTCCCCCTCTTGCATCCCGAGCCCGCAGGCCCCGACCCGAGGAGCTGGAGCCCCTCCACCCATCTAAGAACGGGCTCCCCACCAACCTCAACTTCAATATTACTCAACTCAAGCAGTTTGCCTCGGAATACAAATTGCGACGGAGTGGAAACAAAGGACTGCTCCGGCAACGACTGCACGCCCATCTGGTGCGTTCGTGGTTTGCCACTAGGATCCAGGCGATCTATCGCGGGCACCTCTTCCGGCGCTATCTCCGAGCCAAAGGGCTGTTAACTCCTGCGAGACCCAAAAATGCGAGCAACGACGAAGAGCTGGAGAGCCTAGAACCAGTGTCGGACATCCCACTGGACCGGCTCTTTGTGGTCCCCAATGCGGGTGGGGTGTTAACAATCTACGATGTAGACGTGTTGCGGAAGCTGGTCCGAACGCAGCGGGAGCGCGAGAAGGCGCCGTACGACCCGTACACCAATGTGCCGTTTGCCCTAGGCGATCTGAGGCGTCTGCAAGAGGAAGGGAGGCTGAAGAGGTTGTTGGGTCGGGACCGAGTTGAGGCTGTGTCGTCGGCGACCGGGGAGGTGATCGAGGTCCAGCCGGTGATGATCGAGAACCCCGAGGCAGTGGTGGCGAATTTGTTTCGATTGCGGGTCATTGATCTGTGTTCGCAGCTGGACAGCCTAGGGCACATCACCAATCCTAGTTGGTTCCTTAACTTGGGAGTTGAGGGCTGGCGGCGGTTGTGTGTGGAGTTGGCGGACATCTGGGCCTACCGTGCGCAGTTGCCGCGGGACGTCAAGGCCCGAGTGGCGGGCGACTTCCCTGTGCCAATTCCGTCCCGGGTGCTCTCTAATGCCGAGATCCGGTACCGAGCGTTGAATCAGGCGGAGCGGATGGTGTATCGTGGTGTCGATCGTGATTCAAAAATGTTGGGTGCAAACTATTTGCTAATCGCTCTTACATTGGTCTCACCAGACGCAGCCGAAGGGTTGCCTTGGCTCTACCAGGCTGGTCGCATTTCGTGAAAAATGTTGGGCCTTGGCGAAACGCACTCTGACCAGGTTGACCTGTGCAGTTGCGTCAAAGGGCTTAGAAAGAACCCTCCCGAGAAGGTCAAGAGATGCCGGCTGGCAAGGGAACAAAGACAACGACTACTGCCTCGAAGGCTAAGTCCACAAAAACTACCAAGGCTGCTGCTGCCCCGGCTCCAGTTGTCGAGGCCGCTGCGGCCCCAGCCCCAGAGGCTGAGGTTGAGGTTGAGGTTGAGGCGTGGAGCGCCGCCGACGAGCTCGAGGCTCTCATCGCCGAGGTGACTGCTCTCAAGGCTGCCACTGGCGCTGCTCTCACTAAGCTAAAGGATTTCTCAAAGAAGAACGCCCGTGAGCACAAGCGGCTTGTCAAGCTCCAGGCGAAGAAGAAGACGTCCCCGGGCCCGCGTAAGCCGAGTGGATTCACCAAGCCAACCCCGATTACTCCCGAGCTTGCATCCTTCATCGGCAAGCCGGCTGGCATCGAGATGGCCCGTACCGACGTGACTAAGGAGATCACTGCCTACGTCCGGACTCACAAGCTCCAGGACAAGGAGAACGGCCGCAAGATTATCCCGGACAAGAAGCTCTCAGCGCTTCTCAACGTCCCGAAGGGAACGGATCTCACTTACTTTAACCTCCAGACGTACCTCAGCCCTCACTTTGTGAAGGCGCAGGCGTCGGCGTGAGTTGCTCGCAAGCTGAACCGAACGCAGAACATGCTATTGATGCAAGAGGAGCAATGTGAAAAAATGTGTGCAAGGATCGTGACCCGTTGGATAATGTTGCCCTGCGAGAAACCATTTCTGGCCAGGGAGTCTGAGGGGAGCGGCAGCCCCTACCGGGGCTGTAGCTCAAATGGTAGAGCGCGCGCTTAGCATGCGCGAGGCACCCGGATCGATGCCGGGCAGCTCCATGAGGGAGACGTGCCGTCCCCCTTGACCCCCTGGCCCCCAAGCCCCATCAAGTCGACCTCCTGGCCCAGGCCTTCAAACAACTCCACACGATGCAACATTAGCAATTGACACGCAAAGTTCATGGTTGCGTCATCCACAACCATGAGCCATTGTCCATATCTTTATACTCCTCTTGCATTCACTAGTCCCACCGCTCACTTGCGGGCCACCTCCCGGTCGTAGGCCTCGCGGCGGATCAGGCCTGCACGAAGCATCTTGTCGAGATCTGACTTGCGGTGGTGGATAGTCTTGAACATATCCGCCGGCACCAGCGCCTGCCCCTCCACGTGGATGGAACGGCCAAAGTCCCGGATGCTGTTGAGCAGCTTCTCGATGTCGAGTGCGTGGTCAAAGATGGCCGACTCCAGCCCCCTGCACCCCTTGAGCTTGGCATCGGCATACAGACCCTTGCTCTCGCTGCCCAGCCGGTTAACCTCACGGAGGAGGGCAATGTACTTATCCTGGAATCGGCTACCACCCCGCTGGTGACGCTTTGTGCCCGAATGCTTGCTGCCCTTGCGGCCTCGGCGAGTCTTGTGTTCACGCATCTTAACTTCCATTTACAAAATAATGTCGCGTTCATTAGGCCTTCTCGCCAATCCGCTGCTTCACCAACTGCGTGGCTGAAACCCCCTTAACCATCCCCGCCAGCGCCATTTCCACATAACTCTCTCGGTCCACAACACGCTCCATCTTGCGAATCAGCGAATCCAACGCAGCCGCCGTCTTTCCCTCCTCCAGCTCCCGGCGGCCCATCTTCAGGTTGCCTAATGCGTGCCGCAACGCCGGGGAGGCTGACTCGAGCATCATGTGTGCATTGCGCAACGGAATCAGCGCATCATGGCTTAACTCATCGCCTGGACCACCACCCCTGCGCGTTCGTCGCCGCCTAGAACGACGCGTCTTCGAACCCACCGGACCCCGTCGAGCACTCCGCTTCGTTGCTGATACCATCCGCTCTGTTCTTTCCAATGAGAAAAACTAACTTACCTGTGCATATCCGCTTCTCACGATGCCGCCTTGATGCCCCGCCGCCACGTCAGCTCCATCCCGCTCTTACCCTCTATCGGACGCATCAATCCCACCGACTGCACTGACCCATACACAAACACCTCGTACAACTCCTTGTGTGTGTACTTGCTCTCTGTCGCCTCCTCGCACACCGCCACAAAGCGCTCAGGTGTAACTCCAATCGATGTGTAGATGTCCGCCATCTCCCACAACTCGAAGCTGCCAGCGTGCGGATTAAATAGACGCATCACCCGCGGACACCCCTGCACAAACATGTCCGAGTCATTGCTCAGACACGCAAACGCTGTCCCCCGCTTCACCATCTCCACGCAAACCGAGTCGGCCTCGTCTGGGGCCATGAGAACCGTACACACCCCGCTCTTGCTGAGCTGGTCCCACGCCGCCCGCACCTCAGCCGGTGCCACGTGGATGGTCCGCGAACGCAACATCGCCTTCTTGCGCTTCACATAATGCGGCACTTCTTCTCCGTGCTGCGCCTTCATCTTCTCGAGTTTCACGATCGCTTCATCCCGCTGCTTTCGTCGGTCGTTCGCCAATGTCTTGCGCTGCTTTGACATCTTGTTGCTGTCAAAGACACACACCGCTTGCACCCCCTGATTCTGCAAGAGGGTGCAGAAGGAGTTCAAACCCTCGACCACCCCTGGGCCGTTCTCCAATCCCGCTAGGTGGAAGAGCAAGTTCATCGCATCGACAACCAGAACCGACTTGACACCCTTGTCTCCCGCCGTTTCGTTTCTCAGTTGGGCCAGCTCTGTGCCCACTATCGTTCGCTTTGCCATCGTACCGCATATGCGGTCCAGCACACCAATCAGACCACGAACTCCCATTGCTTGTGAATCTTATTGACCCCAATATTATCACGTTTCGAACTTCAATTTCGTGGCACCATGGGCTCGTGATGACTCATCCGTGCTGACCGGTTCGCCGACTTTGTTGCCCCCTTCGTCTTTCGATGATAAACCAACCCTGAGTTAACAACCTCCCCCAGCCACTTCAGCCACACCGCTGGGTCCCTCAACTCAAACCCAACCCCATCCGCACACTCCAAGTTGTTCCGCACGCACCAATTCAAAAACGCACGCCACTCTACCATCACCACCCCCGTTAGACAATAATACTCAAGCACCGGAGTTAACTGCCCCTTACCGCTCTCGACCCCAACCGCCACGTGCGGCAATGCCCGCTGACACTGCTGCCATCCGTGCCCCGCCTCCCGATCCAATCGCCCCATCAATCCATCAACACCCTTCCCTTCTCTTGCAAACACCGTCAGTACTATCCGGGCCCACGTCTCGGCATAGACCTCACTCAGCTCCAACTTCTCTGGGAAGTGCAGCCCCGTTAACTCCTTAACTACCCCCCACCCTGGAAATTGCCCGTGCACACCAAATGCATGGAACGTCTCATGCACAAACACCTTAAACCACTCCTCCTCCCGATAGATGCAAAAGCGGGCAAAATCCTCGCCAACATAGCTGAGCCCTCCGTTGCAATGGACCGGGGCTATCAACTCGTCAACTCCTTCCGGAAAAACCCGCTTGTCCGGCAGCATCATAAAGTCGCAGACCATTCCACGACTACCGGCACCACCAGAGACACACCGCAAGAGCATTTCCAACCAGACAAAGGCCAACCGAGCGTTCCGCCTGAGTTCTGCAAGAGGATGGGGGTGGTCAGCATAGATCCAAAAACGGAGCTCCGCTGTTCGTCCCCCGATAGTGGTTGAAAACTTATGGCCTGCCTTGGGATGGGCAGCGGCCGCCCGCAGCTCGGGCGCCATTCCCGCCACCAGCCCCGTATGCGGCCGTACCGATGCCGCCAGCTTCTTTCCCCGCCACACCGCTGCCAGATACCGATTTACCACTTGCTCTGCCTCCTCCTTTCGCTCTTGCAAATTCCCCAGAATACAGAGTGCCATGCGGATAGATCGCTGCCCTAGTGCGAGAAGAGTCCGGTCTACTCGGAAGCGAGTGTGTCCAGGTAGTCCATTAGTGTGAACTGCACCTTGTTCTTCAGCCCGGGGTACTCGGTCCGATTCCCGCAATGCTCCAGCACATTGTCGATCGCCGCTCGCACCTCTGGTATCGGTGCCATACCGGTGACCTCGAGCACCGACACCAATCTGGACGTGAGCACCTCGACCATGTTCTTGTCCTCCGCCTTTGTCCCCAGCTTGGTAAGCTTTTTGGCCAACCGCTTCAGCAACAGCGCCGTCGATCCCGCCGTCAGCACCTCGTGCTTTTCGCAAAGCACCGCCAGCTTCAGGCAGGTTGTGTTATTGTCATTGACCGCATTGGCCGCACACATCGCATCGTAGCTGTCATCCTCCTGCTGCGCCACCTTGGTAGTGTTGGCCACACAGCTCGCCCGGAGCTTGTCCATCGTCACTTTAGCCAACACCTGCGTCTTCGACCCATCGCCGCCCGTGAGCTGAAGCCCCCGCAGGAACGCCGCATACAAGTCTGCATTTCCAGGTGACGCCTTGGTGACGTCCAAAACCACATTGGCCATCCCGTGCAGCTCTTCGTCATCCGACACTCCTGCTACCAATTCGGACACCTGGCCAATCGTGTCCGCCAGCTTGGCTTCGGTGAGCTTGTTGAACATCGCCCGAAACCGGGTTGTCGGCGTCTTGGTCGAAATTACTTTTGTCTCCTTGAAAGTCCGGAAGTTGTCCCAGTTGTCGTTCTTCCACTGCGGTGATCCACGCTTGCCGCCATCGTGGTGCATCCGGTTTCCGCCCCGCCAGTTTCCACCGCCGCCGCTACCGCCAACATGACGATTGCCGTAGACATTGAGCTGCGTGGTTGCCGCATTCTCCGAGACCACCTTTTCCAGCTCTTGCAGACTCATCCTGACCGCCTCAGGCAGCCAGTTCTCGATTTGGCTTGCGTTCCTGCAAATGAACGCATGAACTTCGGAGAGTGGGTACCTTCGGGCTGTGTCGCACATTGTCGCCCACGCTATCTGTCCTGGATGCTGTCCCCCCTAGTTCAATTTCTCGTCTCAAAATTGAGCTAGACCTGTCGCATGTGATGTGGCAGATACCCGCGATGGCTCATCGTGAAGTGAGTGCAAGCGAACCCTCCCGCGAAGAGGCAGCCGCCTCGGCAGCCCCAGCATCCCGAGACGACGAAGAAACCTTTAGCTCGTGGGATGACGACAATGTGAACCTGAAGATGAACCTCCTGCGTGGAATCTACGCTTATGGTTTCGAGAAGCCCAGTGCTATCCAGCAACGTGCCATCATTCCGATGATTCGCGGGCGAGATTTGCTCGCCCAGGCACAATCTGGCACGGGCAAAACAGGCGCCTTCACCGTCGGTACGCTCCAACTAGTGGTCACCGACATGGACCAGCTTCAAGCCCTGATCCTGGCGCCCACCCGCGAACTCGCCGACCAGATCAACACGGTGGTGTCGACCATTGGCCGCAACATGAACGTCCGCACCGAACTGGCGGTCGGCGGGACTCGTGTGCAAGAGAATGTCACTGCGCTTAAGAGCGACAAGCCGCCGCACGTTGTGGTCGGCTGCCTGGGCCGGGTGCTCGACCTGATCACACAGCGTCAAGCACTTGATCCCCGAACCCTCAAGGTGCTGGTGGTGGACGAGGCAGATGAGATGCTGTCGCAGGGCTTCAAGGAGCAGATGCACAACCTCTTCCAGTACCTCCCACAGGACGTCCAGGTGTGCCTCTACTCGGCCACCCTGCCGCAAGAGGTGCTGGACCTCACCCAGAAGTTCCTCCGCAATCCGGTGCAGCTGCTGGTAAAGCAAGAGATGCTAACACTGGAAGGCATCCGGCAGTACTACGTCGGTCTTAATAGTGACGACCAAAAGTTCGAGACGCTGAAGGATCTGTTTGACACGATCAGCATGAGTCAGTGCATCATCTACTGCAACACCCGAAAGCGGTGCGACATGCTGGCCGAGTTGATGCTTCGGGACGACTTCTCAGTGCGGAAGATCAACAGCGACATGGGTCCGGAAGAGCGAAAGGAGGTGTGCAATGAGCTCCGCAACGGCAAGATCCGGGTGCTCATCACCACCGACCTCTTTGCCCGAGGGATTGACGTGCAACAGGTGAGCTACGTGATCAACTTTGATATTCCGTCCAACGTCAACACGTACCTGCACCGAATTGGTCGGTCTGGTCGGTACGGCCGCAAGGGGGTCGCCATCAACATGATGTCCCGCCGCGAACAGCAAAAGCTCCAGGATATTGAACGATATTACTCCACCCAGATCGTCGAGATGCCGACTGACTTTGCGGTCCAATAAGGCTCCTAAAAGAAAGTCAGTAGATTAGTCCAGAACAGAATGGCGGCAGTGTTTGACCCCATGCTCAGCAATCCCGCCTTCAACTTTCACCTTCCCTGGGAGCATCCGATGAAACCCTACAGCCGACCAATTCACCACAACACAGCCGAACAACTGGAGCTTGCCGAAAGCCGATGCAGCGCCCCCAGCGTTTACGAAGCGATCATCCAACCGACGATCCAGCCCACACACAACCTTTTTCCCCGTCTTGCAAAAAGCCACAGCCGCAATCCCAACCTCCTCAAGGGTCAGCGCCGGATTGCCAAAGACATCATCCGCAACGGCCCCCTGCTTAGCCCCGATCAGCTCCAGGCCTTTGACACCCTCAACACCCAAGTGGAGAGCATCCGTGACGACAGCGGCTTTCGGTCCAAGTACGGCTTTATCGACTTTGACCAGATCGCCTTCCTTAACGAGATTCCAGTCGTCATCACGATGTTAGTAATGTACAACGTGGGCTCACCACTGATCAGTCTGCTCAGTCCGATCTGTGGCGCCCTGCTCGCCTACATCGTTCTTCTGATCAAAGGAAGCCAGGTCAGCTTTTCCAATTTTGTCAGCGTGCTGAGCCAACGCTTTAAATGGTTGCTCGACATCAACAAGCTCTTTGACAGCAGTTACTCACTCTACAATCGAGTTAAGGTGGTCCTCACCGCTGGTCTCTACTGCTTCAGCATCTACGCCAACATCCGCAGCTGCCGCAATTTTATTCGCAACTACGCCATCGTCGGCAGCACCCTCCAGGCCCTCTCCGCCACTACTCATGCCCTCTCCTCTTGCATTCACCGCCTCTCCAAGCTGGCTGCCTCAACTCACACCCCGCAGCTCAAAGCATACTGGGAATGGGTCGGTCTTGCCACCGCTCCCGCTCGCCAGATCGTCAGCCAAATCTCGCCCTACCTCCCGCTCCGTGCCCGCAATCCCACCACCATTCCTCTTGCACTCCGTCTGTTCTATCAACTTAAACACTCGCCTCACATGCATATTGCGCTTAACTGGCTGCTCGGGATCGGCGGCCTCTGCGAAGTATACCAAGGAATAGCAAGAGGGTGGAAGAACAAAGAACTAGGAGTGTGTCTTACGACTAGCAGCTACGAAAACGCGTTTGTGCGAGAGCTGCGGCATCCCACACTGGGCAATCAGTGTGTGACAAACACGCTGAAGTTGCAGCGGTCGGCGGTGTTAACTGGACGGAATGGATCGGGCAAGACCACGCTGGCCAAGTCGTTGGCAATTGCGGCCATCCTGGGCCATCAGTTTGGATTGGCGCCGTGTTCCAAGGCTCAGTTCCCGCCATTGTCAACTATTCGATGCGAGATGAACGTGCCCGACACCAACGAACGGGACAGCCTATTCGAGGCCGAAGGCCGGCGGTGCCTGGAGCTGGTGAACGAACTCAAGACCGAGCCGAATGGCTTTCATTTGTGTGTTTTTGACGAGTTGTTCTCGGGCACAAACGCAAACGAGGCACTGGAGGCAGCAATCGGGGTGCTAAACAATATGGTGGTAGGTGGACGGACGCGGTTCATGGTGACGACGCATATGCATGCGTTGGGTCCGCGTCTAGGCGAGAAGTTGACACAGAGTCTGACCATGGGAGTTAACAAGGATGGCAAGCCAACGCACGAGACGGAGCCCGGGGTGGCAGATTCATCGGGGGCACGCGATACACTCGTTCGGATTGGGTTCACTCCGGAACAACTCGGAGTAGGAGGCTCTGCCCCCCTACGACCCCCCGTTTGAGTTGACACGCCCCGCAGGGGCGTTGGGATGGGGGGTTCGGGGGAGGGAGCAAAGGTAACTTGGGGGTCGTAAGGGGCGGTTGGGATGGGTTCTGGGGGGGGAGCCCCCAACAAGCCCCCCCTACAATACGTTCATAGACATCAAGCAATAAGCACTTGACAAGAGAGAACAGATGGGTTATCGCAACATCATTCTCATCGGGGCGTTGGTCCTGGGGATCGCCATCATGGTTATGATGTACGTTCGCCAAGGCTTTGTGGATCTCCAGGGGCAGATCGATGATATCGAGACCGTTCTCGCCAGCATGCCACCGGCACTCACCAGCGGAGCTTGGGCTGGGGCAGCCGGTGGAGGAATAGGGGCACCGACCTCAACTCCTCCTGCTCCCCAGCCTTCGGAACCTCCCACCGAATACTACAATCTAGATACAGACGCTGAAGACGATGACGCTCTGGCCGGATACGGAGAGGAACCAGACGACGAAGAGGAGCGAGTTGAGACGCTGATCGAAACCGACATGCCCGAGTTTGATCTCACGGGGGCCGAAGTCACCGGCATTGCCACGCTATCAGAACCCGGTTATTATGAGGCGGGTGGAGTACAACTGGAGGTCACCCCGATTGGTTCCAGCGAAGACGTTGAGTACGACGCCGATTTTGAGGTGTCCGAGCTGGAGCCGTTGGCGGGAGTGCAAGAGGGGGAAGGAGTTGAGGGGGCTGCCGAGGATGGCGCAGATGAGATTGCCGAGGATGGCGCAGAGGATGTCGAGGGCGCTGAGGGCGTTGAGGCCGCAGAGCCAACAGACGATAGTGCCGAAGAGTTGCCCGAGGAAGAGTCCTCGCCCGAGGTTGATGAGTTTGCTCAGCTCACGCTGCCAGAGCTCAAGGCGCGACTCAAGGTGTTGCAACCCGAAACCAAAGGGCTCGCCCGACTTAAGCGGGCCGAGGTGCTGGACCGCCTCCGGTCAAGCGCCATAGTTGAGACCGACAGCGACAAGTAACTGCTCTAGTTAGGACATGGTGTCTGCCCGAACGCACGAAGCTTTGGTCGGCGGGCTTGCCGGCTTCCTGGTGTATGCTGGGGCGCACGCTAGCAGTGTTCCGATTAGCGCCGCTGGAGCGAGTGCAGCCGCCCGAGAAGGAGTCATGGCCCCATTTATCTTTGCCTACACCGCTATTGTATTCTGGGCCACCGGAGGGGATATCGGCAACGATCCCAACAGCCTGTGGCAACAATCGTTGCGATTCATCCACACCAACATCTGGTTCGTGCTGATGATCGCTTCGGGCTTCTTTGCAGCCAGTGTGGCTGTGACGATGGCTGGTAAGAAGTGGTGTGAGCACGCCCTGAAGAAGCCGTGTTCGGCCACCGGAATGATGGCGCAAGAGATTTGCCCCGATGCCCAGGGCCCGGGATTTGTGGGCTGTGTGCAAGAGGAAGCAGTGGCGGTGACCAAGGCTGCCACAAAGGATCTCAATTATGCAATGGATCTGACGATGGACTCGTTTGCGGGTATAGGGGATGCGATCCAAGCGGGCCGAAAGATGTTTGATCAGATCCGGAACGGCATCGAAAGCGCAATCACTGACGTGATACGCAGGGTGGTGGGTGCGATGACTCCAGCGGTGCGTTCAGCTTTGGGGCTCAAGGCGCTTATTGGTCAGCTGGAGGGCGTGCTAGCCACGATGGCATTCTTAGTGCTGAGTGGAAGCATGACAGTCAAGTCGTTTATTGGTGGCTCGATCCAGGCCGGTGACACGGCGGTAGGAGCACTGGCCATCACAGCAGCCATTCTCTTTGCCACATTTGAGTTTGTGCCGGCAGCAATTGCCCTCGGCATCACCATTGCCGTCGGCATTCCTCTTGCACTGATATCGGATCTGGCCCGGGACCTGGGCATCAGCTGGTAAATGCAAGAGAGGATGAGTTAAGGAACACTGGGGGGGTGGAAATATGTTGACCAAGAACAGATCCTCATGGCCAAAGATTCCAAGCCCAAGACCGCCCGGAAGGACCTCCGGCTCGCCGAGAACATGGCCAAGTGGCTCATCATCATCGTTCTGACTGGTGCCGCGCTGACCCTTGTGTTTGTCATCGCCATTGGTGTGATCATTGCTGTGGTCATCCGCCCTAAGATTGCGCTGCTGGCGCAGCGACTCCATAAGAACAAAAAGGCGATGAATGGAACCCCTAAGGAACGCTGCCTGGCTTTCTACTCGGAGGTGTCCGAGATGATCCAGCCTGGAGCCCCCGTCGACGTCGCCAGTGTGTGCAGTAGCGCCCAACATATTCAGTCGGGTGACAAGTTCTTCGCTAGCGTCGTCACGATGGACGGCGAAACCGGGACCGACCCAGCGCACATGGCCCACCTGTCTTCGGCCGCCCAGGCCAAGGCCCGCGAGCACGCCATCAAGTCGAGCACCGAGATTGCGGCCAACGCAAAGGGCAAGCACGCCCCCGAACCCGAGCCGCACACCCCTTCCCACCCCGCCGGCCCCGACACCAACCCCGCACACCACGCCGCCGCAGCCAATGGTCTAGGGACTCACGAGTAGAGCGTCATGAACTTTTGCTCTGCCGGCTTGGCCAACATGGCAGCCAGATCCCGGTCCACCACCACTGGAAACGTGAAGCCGTTGCCGACTTGTTCGGCACCTTCCTCCCCGTCACCCCCACCCCTGGTACTTCCAGCTCCACTGGCTCCATCATCCTTTTTCCCCCTCTTGCATACCCGAGAGTTCTTTCCAAACACGTGTTCCAGCGGAATCCCCAACCGTAGCAGGTTCAGCTTTGCCAGACATGTGGTCAGTCCACGCTTCATGTCTCGCACTCCCTTTTCGCTTCCCGAAATCACCGAGGTGATGTAGCTGATTGCACTCTCATCAAACTGCACATCCTCTGAGGTGAACGAATATTCCCTGAGTAGGTCGGGCAGCATGTAGTCCAGTGCGATCCGGGCCTTTTCCTGTGCATCGTAGCCTTTGACCTCGATCTTGAACATGCGGTTCAGTAAAATCGGATTGATTTTTGATTCGTCGTTGTAGCTGAAGACAAACACTGCCCGGCTGAGATCCAACGGCACGCCGGCAAAGTAGCGGTCCTTGAAGGTGTCGTTTTGGGCCACATCGGTCAGGTGCGTCAGGATCCCAGCCAACTCTTGCCCCTTGGGCGATTCACTGATCTTGTCAAGCTCGTCAAAGTAAATGACCGGATTCATGCAGTCAGCCCGTAACAGAATAGAGACAATCTCGCCCCAGGTGCTGCCAATATAGGTGAAGCTGTGACCTTCCAGCATGGCACCATCGCTGCTACCGCCCAGCGCAATAAACTCAAAAGGTCGTTGAATAATCTTGCTCAATCCATCCTTGATCAGGGTTGTCTTGCCGGTGCCCATCGGACCCTTGAGCGCAATGGCACACCCAGAGCTGGTCGGGTTGCACACCCACTGCCCTAGTACCTCGATCAGTTTGGTCTTGGCCTCCTCCAATCCATACGCCACCTTGTCCAGTTGCTGGCGGGCATCCGTCATGAACGCAGCCATCTCGCTGGGTGGAGTGGTTCCTAGGCGGACCGGCAGCTCCTTGTGCATCCCAAAGGGGATCCTGGTGAAGGTGTCGATCCAGGTGTGCAGCTTTTGGGTCTCCTCGCTCATCGGCCCCTCCATCAGCACCAGCTTCCGCATCGCCTGCGCCTTTGCTTCAGGTGTCGCCTTTGACTCCAGGATCCGCATAATGTACGGCTTGTCCGCCTCCTTCTCCGTGAGCCCTTGGAGCTTGTCCAAGAGCTCCTTTTGCTCCTCCACCTTTTGGTCCTTGAAATACTCGGACGGTCGCTTGCGAGTGATCTGGGCCTTCATCAGTTGCCGAAACTTTTTGAAGTTCTTCTCACGAACTGGCTTTTCGGCCTTCTTGAGGGCTTCCTTTTCCGCCTTGGCCTTTGCCCTTTTCATTCCATCCACTGCCGTGTCAAACTCCTTGAGCAACTGCTGCTCCATCTCAGCCTCAGACCCACGCTTATCTACCCGCTTGTGCAGCATCGACAGCATCTGTTCGTACTCTTCCAGCGTCGGCTTGCGGTTGCCCTTGTCTCCCTTGGGCATCGCAGTCGCCGTCACCGGCTTGCCTGCCTTGGCCGCCGGCTTCTTGGCTGCAAGAGGGACAGGGGGAGGTGGAATCAAAAAAGGCATTGGAGGAATCATAGCATTGCGCCGCTCCTGGCTCTCCGGCGGACCCTTCTTCCCCCTCTTGCATTGCCGCTTCTTGCCAGGCTTTTCCGCCTTGGCTGACTCTTCAACCATTGCTCCGTTAATTGCGTCGGCAATCATTGCCGCCATCTCCATCATATCGTCTTGGGTCATCTCGTCGCTGTCGTCGTCTTCGACTTCGCCTTCCTCTTCCTCATCGTCGTCGTCGTCCTCATCTTCGGCCTCGATCATCGACGGCGAGGGCATTTCCACCACATAGGTGATGGAAACCGTGGGCACCATTTGGCCCTCATCGTCATCGTCGGACCAGTCGCTGTCCTCTTCGTTGCCATCGTTATTGTCGTCACCATTGTCGTCACCATCGTCATCGCAATGCCCCGCCTTCGCGTCCTTTGTCATTTCCTTGACCCAGTGCTGCAAGAGGTGGGCTGGGGTCTCGGTGACTGAGTCTTCGGGTGCATCGTCCGTCGGATCACTCGCTGAGGGGTCGCGCTTGCGGGGCATCGGTGGGCTATAATACATAGAGGTTGTCTATGCGATTTTAGCTTGCATGCTGAGATCCAAAATTGACCTGGGGGCTCGCAACTTATTGTGCCTAGACAGAGCAGATGTCCGTGGGAACAGGAAACCCGTCCAAGCGGCACCCTGCCAAGATCATCGGCATTCAGTTCGGCATGATGTCGCCCGAAGAGGTGCACAACATGTCGGTGGTGTCGATCACTACACGCGATACGTATGCCGGTGGCCGCCCTGTAGTTGGAGGGCTGTTTGATCCCCGTATGGGTGTGCTGGACCCCGGTCTGGTGTGCCCCACCGATGGTCTGGATTGCATGGAGACCCCTGGCTACTTTGGCCACATCGAGCTCGCCAAGCCAGTGTATTACGTGCACATGCTTGGGACCATCATGAAGGTGCTGCGGAGTACCTGCTTCAAGTGTGGCAAGCTGCGCTGCAACAAAGAAGCCCTGACGAAGATGCTTCCCCAAGACTCACAGCAACGATGGGACGCTGTGTTCAAGGTGTGCAGCAAGATCAAGGTGTGTGGCGAAGAGAACGGCGATGGTTGTGGTTTTGAGCAACCCGACAAGATCATGTACCACAAGGAAGAGGTTGCCACAATCCAGGCCGTATGGGTGAACAAGGGTGGCGAGGACCAGGTCAAGGTGTTGTCTGTCGAAGAGGTGCTCGAAATGCTTACCCGAATCACCGACGAAGACGCAGAGTTCATGGGCTTCCCGCCGGGGTGGTCGCGGCCTGAGTGGATGATCTGCCGCACACTGCCAGTGCCGCCGCCAGCCGTCCGGCCATCGGTCAAGGTGGATGCGCAACAGCGGAGCGAGGACGATATCTCGCACTTCCTGACCAACATCTTCAAGGCCAACGCCACTCTGGCGGCCAAGATTGCGGCCAACGCACCGCAGGACATCATCAACAGCTGGCATCGGCTGGTGCAGTATTTTGTGGGGGTGATGGTGAATAACGAAGACCCGCGGCTGCCCACAGCTACACAGCGCACCGGGCGTCCGCTCAAGTCGGTCCAGGAGCGACTCAAGGGCAAGGGGGGACGAGTGCGGGGGAATCTGATGGGAAAGCGGGTGGACCAGTCAGCCCGGTCGGTCATCACTCCGGATCCCAATCTGGGAATCGCAGAGATCGGGGTGCCGCTGGCGATTGCGAAGAACATCACCTTTCCACAGGTAGTCAACGAGCGCAACAAGAACTACCTTCTCAGGCTGGTGGTCCGGGGACCCGACGTCTACCCCGGCGCCGTGCGGCTGGAGCGGGAGAACGGCGAGATCGTCACGCTGCGACATGCAGACCGCAATAGCCTGGTGATCGAACCTGGCGATATTGTCCACCGGCACTTGCTCAACGACGACTATGTGCTGTTCAATCGTCAGCCTACGCTGCACCGGATGTCGATGATGGCACACCGGGTTCGGGTGTTGTTCGAGGGCGACACCTTCCGGATGAACCTGGCCGACACCAAGCCATACAATGCTGATTTCGATGGTGACGAGATGAACCTGCACGGACCACAGAGCGACGAGACGGTGGCCGAACTCGCATTCTTGGCTGCTGTACAGCTGCACCTGATTTCGCCAGCTGACAACAAGCCGATTATCGGCATCTTCCAGGACTCGTTGCTGGGAGCCTATCAGCTGACCCGGGACGGGGTTGAGTTTGACCGGGAGCAGGCGATGACATTGCTCGCCATGAACCCTCAGATTGATCCTGACGCTCTTGCATCTCTTGATAAGTACAGCGGTCGCGATCTGGTCAGCCAAATCCTGCCACCGCTCAGTCTGGACTCAAAGTTTGGCGACTCCAAGGTGCTGATCCGACGGGGGCAGATGGAGGAGGGACAACTGAACAAATCGGTGCTCGGAGCCTCCAGCAAGGGACTGCTGCACACCATCCACAACGACTACGGCGGTGATGCAGCCGGGGCCTTCATCGATAGCCTTCAGAACCTGGTCACGAGCTACATGAAGACAAGCGCATTCAGTGTGGGCATCAGCGACCTCATCGCCGACAAGCGCACGGTAGAAGAGATTGCCAAGACCATCACCGATAAGGAGAGCCAGGTGAACCAGCTTATTCGTCAGCTTCAGCTGGGTGCCTTCCAGGGGCAAACTGGACAAAGCAACCGCGATGAGTTTGAGGCGCTGGTCAACGGCATCCTGAACAAGGCGCAAGAGGAGGCGGGGAAAGTTGGCCGTCAGACGCTGAGCAAGGACAATCGCTTTGTGGTGCTGGCGGACAAGGCGGGCTCCAAGGGCAAGCGACTCAATATCACGCAGATGATTTCGTGTGTGGGACAGCAGAATGTCGATGGCAAGCGGATCCCGTACGGATACGAAGATCGCACACTGCCCCACTTCCCTCGGTACGACGATTCGGCGGCGGCTCGAGGGTTTGTGCGGAACTCGTTCATCGGCGGGCTCACGCCAGAGGAGCTGTTCTTCCACGCCATGGGTGGCCGGGTGGGTCTAATCGACACGGCTGTCCGAACCTCGCAGACGGGGTACATCCAGCGTCGGTTGGTCAAGGCGCTCGAAGATGCAGTGCAGCAGTACGACGGAACGGTGCGCAACGCAATGGGCAAGATCTACCAGTTTGACTTTGGCGGAGACAACGTAAACCCGACGCACGTTGAGAGTTTTGACTTCCCTCTCTTGCAAATGTCGACAGCTGAGCTGATGGCCCACGTTTCATTCGACATTGAGATATTCAACCGGGTACTGGATGTCAAGGCGAAAAATCGGATGATGGAGCAACAGGGCGAAGCTGTGTCGACGGCGCAAAGCCTGGCCAGCTACTTCCTGAGCGCTCGGCCTTGGGTACTTAATAACGTCTTCATGAATTCCACTGCCAACCAGGTCCACCTCGTCACCAACTTCAAGCGGCTGATTGAAGGCGTAGCCGCGCAGAGCTTTATTAGCGAGACCACCCTCTCGGACCTGACGCCGCTGGAGTGCTATCAGATCACGTCGCAGTATCTAAATGATCTCGACGCCCCGCATTCGCGGCCGTCGGAATTGTACCGATTGGCGGCGGAATTCTTCCTGGCGCCGTCCGTCCTGATCTACAAGTATCGACTGGGGGGCGAGGCGGTCCATTCACTGATGAAGCAGATAGAGTTGTCGTTTTCCCGAGGACAGGTGGCGCCAGGTGAGGCAGTAGGTGTGATTGCTGCGCAGTCGTTGGGTGAGCCTACCACACAGATGACGCTCAACACATTCCACTTTGCGGGTGTGGCCTCCAAGGCCAACGCTACCCGGGGTGTGCCGCGGGCCGAAGAGATCTTCATGCTGTCGCAGCAGCCAAAGAAGCCGTCGCTGGCGATTGCCCTCCTGCCAGGCGATCGGGAGGACCGGATGCGGGCCAAGGAGCTCATGCACCACCTGGGCTACACTTCGCTCGGCGATCTAGTGTCCAAAGCCGAAATCTACTTCGATCCGCTCGAGGACATTTCGGTGTTGCCAGAGGATCAGGGGGTGATCGAGCAGTTCCGCGAGTTTGATGTGTTGATGGAGGACTGCGTGGTCCGCAAGGGGCAAAAGGAGCGTTCCAAGTGGGTCATCCGGCTCCAGATGGACCGAAACGCCATGCTTGACCGAAAGATCCCGATGGAGGAGGTGGCCGCAGCACTTCGAGCGGTCTACAAGGAGGAGGTCGACTGCGTCTACTCTGACTACAACGACGACAACCTGGTGTTCCGGATTCGAGCCCGCTCGATGCTGGCCAAGCTCAAGTCGGGCAAGACTGGGTGCCCGCACCCGCTTGACCAAACCGACGAAATCTACACCCTGCGGCAGTTCCAGGACAGCATGCTGAAGAACACCATTCTACGGGGTGTGCGGAACATCACCAACGCCACTCTGCGAAAGATCCCAACAGTTATGACTCTCAACCAGGGCGAGTACGAGCAGCAAGAGCATTGGGTGATTGACACGACCGGGACCAACCTGATGGATGTGTTGGCGCTGCCGTATGTGGATGCGGACAACACCACAAGCAACGATATCCACGAGGTGTTGGCGGTGCTCGGGGTCGAGGCGGCACGACAGACAATCAAGAATGAGCTGTGGGAGGTGTTTGACCATGGCGGTTCGTACATCAACGATCACCACTACGATCTGCTGTGCGATCGAATGGCGGTGAAGCCCGAGCTGGTCTCAGTGTTCCGACACGGCATCAACAACGACAACATCGGCCCGATCGCCCGGGCTAGCTTCGAGGAGACGCCAGAGATGCTAATGCGGGCGGCCCGACACGGCCAGCTGGACCCTGTTACCGGAGTATCAGCGAACGTAATGCTGGGTCAGCGAGTGCCGGTGGGTACTGGCAGCTTTCAGGTGCTGTTGGACCCGAAGCGAGTGCGGGAGGCCCCGGCCCCACCGCGGCGCAAGCGGGGCGAGCAGGACATTACGGCGATGTTCCAGACCAAGGTGCGAACAACCGGGTGCCAGCCTGACGACCTTGCAATCCCTGACGCTGTGGTGCAGGGCACCGGCGTGGAGACGGGCGCCGTGCCAGACGACTACGATATTGGGATCTAGACGCAACACCTCACACACCTATAGCCACACCCTTCTCCTCTTGCATAACATGGCCACCTTCGAAAAATGGATCCTGGCAGCGGTTCCTGGCTATCCCATCAAGGCCATTGGTCGTCCCTTTGAAAAGTGTCCGCTGGCTGGAAAGGAAAAATACAACCGCTACCTGTTTGGATGTGAATACAAACTGGGCTCGGTTGGAGCAACTAAAAAGAAGTGGCATCGTGAACACAGATACAACACGCTAACCAAGGCATTTTTTGCTGCTTGCCGGAACTACTGGTATGTCCGGCGGACGATAGTGCGGTGGCGCGAGCGCCGGATGCAAGAGCGGGGGAGTGGGACAACATTGGCGGGGGATCCGTTGTCGGAATTGCCGTCGCACATGTTGGTGCGGTTAGTGGACGGACGGACCAAGCACACCTTCTACATCCGGGATCTCTTGCAGCACATTCGGACTCGTTTGCTCAACTCAGACTACTTCATACCAGAGCCGTTGGTGCCGACCAATCCGTTGACTGGGATGGCGCTGTCGGAAAGCAACCAGATGCGGATTTTTTTGCTTGCGTTCAGTCCCCAGGTCTACGTGCCGTTGCACAAGGTGTTGCTGACCTACTGGCGGGTGGGGCTGAGCATCAACGGCTTGCAGCAGTGTGAGCAGGTGATGCTGCACGAAATGGCGATAATGAACGAGCCGGGACAGGCGGGACCAGAGTTGCTGAACGAGCTGGATGACATGTACAGCGAAGCCGGACTGGATGCGGCATTGGTGCCGTCGATCACCGAAGCTCGGGCCATCAACTCGATAGATGTGCTGCTGAGCACCCACAATCAGGCTTTCGTATCATACTTTCTGATCCACCGCTCGTGGTGCGAATATATGTCGCAGCTTGCCAAGCAAAACCTGGCGGCCCATTGTGCTGCGGCGTTGACTGCGTATTCGGAGAGAACACATGAAGACCGAAAACGTTATTGGATCCAGTATTTGGCAGATCATCCGCCTTCTTCCATCCCCCCTCCTTCGTCTCTGCCCTCTCTTGCTCTACCACAGCCACCAGTGCAACTACAACCAGAGGCGTACGAGGAAGAAGAGGACGATGCGGCATTAATTATGACCATGTCAGAGGCTCTGGAGCTGGTGCGGAGGCCAGCGGCAGCGACTGACTTAGCGCCTGAAGAAAACCGACCGCTAACGCCCCGCGTTTCACCTGATGAATACCTGGACTTACTAGAATTTGCGCCTTTCCCTGAAGAAGAAGAAAGACAACGCCATCAACAGAATGCTGCGGTGGCGGATCTCATGGCCGAATTTCAGGCTGTCATTGATGATAGCAGTAGTGACAGCGAAAACTACGACAATGATGAGGAAGAAAAGCAGAATGATGAGGTAGAAGAAGATCCAAAAGTAGTAAATCTGGAGCAAGAGTTACAGCGGTCACGGAGGGATAATCTGAGATACATTGACGATGAGTTAGCAGACAAGGTGGCGGCGTTTGTGGACGAGCATCTGCGGCCACTCAGTTTGGAGGCGGTGGCTGCACCGGAGGACCCCCGGCCGTGGGCGGCGGCGGCAATTGCGAGAGCAAGGGTGGTGCAGCAGCGGCAAGAGGAGGAGGAGAGATCGGCGCCATCACCATCTTGATTTTCTTCTTGCGCTCATGGAATGGATTGGATAGTCGGTTTGCAGCGATGACGTCGGCGAGCGCAGGTTGGATAGTGCGGAGGGTGAGACCCCCGGCCGAGGTTACCGCCATGTAGACCATTGGCTTGTTGATGAATTGCTTTCCGCGCTTGAGCAGCACCACCTTGCCGCTTTTTGGCCCATACACAATGTACTCGGTTCCCGTCTGTTCACCCTTGCGCGATGCCGCAATCACAATGCTGAGTCCATAAGCAATTGACAAGTAGTAGAGATCGATGTTCGTGGGATAGTAGTCGGCCTGTTGCACAATCCCAGCGAGGCTCTGTCCGGTGATGGGTGACGCCATCTTGACCATTGCAGTCTTGCCCTCGGCCCGCCAGGTCTCGGCCGCCTTGTCCGCATCTTTTTTGGAGAGCACGCTGTAGCCACGGGCCGCTGCCCTCCGGAGATCATTGCCGGTGACCGACTGCTCGAGGTTGGCGCTGACGATGTCTCCCAACAGCTCCCAGATGCAGAGAGTCCGGGCCTCGGACGCCACCAATGTTGCTCCATCGGGCACCAGATTGCTCATCCGGAGCTTGTCGTTGGGTCCCACCAGCTTTCGGATGTAGGCAGCGCAGCCCGAGGGAGTATTCTTCTTGGGAGTAATGGTGCGGGGCGATGGACGGACTACCTGCGGCGATACTGGAGTTGCAAGAGGAGGGTCAGATGCAGCTATGGCAGTGGGTGGAACGGAAGGCGGGGCGACTGCGGATGGCTCAGCGGGTGCCGGTTCCGAGACGATGGCCTCCTCTTGGGGATCGGTGCTGGTGGAGAGTGCAGCCGATGGCCCCACCAGGCCCTGCATCAGCCCAGCAGTCGTCAGGTCCTGCACTTCGATGAGCATGGTCTCGGGAACCACCATCTCATCCTTGGCCAGCTGGTACTCGCCCGGCTGACTGCTGTAGAACATGGTCCGCCCCAAAATGAACTTGGCGGCGTTGGGGTACCGCACCAGCTCATCCGCTGCCCGCAGCATAATGTCCTCCAGAGTGAATAGTCCCTCGGGGATGTAGAAGATGCCGGTGGTGTCAACTACCGCCGCAGGAGTTGAGCCCCGGGCCGAGACTACCTGAACTAGATCCCTTAGCCGATCAGTAAGAACACGGGCCAGCAATCGCAGCTTTTCACCAATCGGTGTGCGTTGTTTGAGAGTCATGGAGATTGCCCTTCGGAGTCCAATCATCTTGGAGTTGAGGAGTTGAGCCCGGAGCCATGCCCGAAAGAGCTCGTAGGTCTCAGTGTGTGCCTGGATCGCCGCTGCCGCTGCTAACCGGGCCGCATCCTGTCCCGATCCCAGCACCGACTCGGCCTCGGCTTCCACAGGACCCCCACCTGTGGGCACTACCACCACTCTCAATCCCTGGTACAATCCGTCTTCGGTCCCCACCAAGGGCGATGGCAACACTGGCAACACGCGATCACTCCGAGTTAACACCGCTACTGCCTGACCGTTTTCGCTGATTACTGAATGGGGTTCCACCTGAAGATCGGTGGCTTGGGAGAAGGCGGCCAGACCTTCCAGGGTGGTATCCAGTGGCAGCATGGTGTCAACTCCTCCAATGAGGGTTAACTCGGGCCCCACTCCTTCACTATCGCCCCCACTATCATCCGCCGGCATAGCCGCTGCCTCTACCGGCAACGTCACCCGTCTGCCGTCGCTCAGCTCTACCTGCACCGCCACCAGCCGTCCGCTAAAGTTAGCCACCAACTTCCGCACCCTACCCCCCCTCTTGCTAACCGCCGTCTCCACTTCCCGCCAAGTGGGTGCGTTCTGGGCCCGGGTCACAGGGCGCCCGCAGCCGTCGGCAATGCCCCCCAATCTATCCACCGCAGTCTTAACTTCGGGCATCTTTGTGTTAGGAGTCCCCAGCAATCGCTCCACCGGAGCCAATGGTGCTTCGCCTCCCGTTGCACTCGAGCGGTACACCATTACTGGTTCGTAGAACCCTTGCTTCCGGAGCAACACCAGGGTCCCCCGCTTAGAATTATGCTGTTGGCTGCCGCTGGCGGCAGCAGGGCAAAGCAGCTTCACGTTGTCGCTGCCGTCTTCTTCGTCCAACAGCAACACCAGCAGGTTAACCGGACCATCAAAGGCGTGGAGCCGGACCAGGTCCCAGATGTACTGGTACCCGACGGCGGCCTGCGGATCCTGGAGCATCTGCCGGAGTCGGTCGGCTGCGGCTTCCCGGAGCTGGGCAGAGGCCGCTACGCGATCCACCTCGGTTGCAAGAGGGGGAGGTGGTGTGGATATTGACTGCGGCGGTGGTGCGAGTGATTTCACCAGGGTGCCGTTCTGGAGCTGTGCGATGCTGGTAGAGTTAACTGCCCCGACCAACTTGCCAATCAGCTTGTCGAGCGGCAGGTTGGCGGCGACCGCTACCGCGTTCAGCATCGAGCGTCCCTCGTTTCCAGCTACGCCCCCGCGGAGCACACAATGGACATTGGTCACGATAGTCTTGTCCCGTTCACTAACGGTGCACTTGGAGTTGTCGGTGCCTAGCAGCTTTTGCACCACCGGCGCCAGGAAGCCAATGTCACCAGCCGACAACGGATACTTGTTGGGATCCTTGACATACAGCCGACTGACTCGTTTTCCCTTTCTTGCAGACGTCCTCTTGGCTCGGTCCGTCTCCTTGCCGGTGCACATGGCGATCCGCTTCCGCATCTTGGCGCTGTCCACTTCCTTGAAGCAGCACGGCATGCAGAGTCCATCGGGGTGGTTCTTGGGGTCCAGAAAACCGGGGTAGTGCTGGGCGTAGCTGCCGTCGGCGGCGACGTGCTCGTTGTTTCGGCCGTACGAGTTGAACTCGTAGATGAACGCATCGTCTGGTACCTTGCCGGCCTCGTACGGAATGATCTTGCCGCCGCATTCGCCTGCATCCACCTGTGCCTGTGTCATTGGCAGGTCGGTCTTGAGACACCAGTAGCGCGGACACATGTACCAGTTGGGCGGGCCGTCCCCCGAGCCGTATTCCAGCAGCGCCTTGGAAGAGGGGTCAAAGCTGTCGGGAGCTTCCCGTTCCATCCGCTCCTTCTCGGCCTGAGTCAGTACCACTGGCTGCCGTCGCAGGTTGTATGCGCAGAGTCGAGAGTAAGTGGAGAACTTGCCACTCTTGGAGGTGACAAAGAGCCCGGGATCGCGGTCTGCCAGCCGTCGCTGAAAGTAGTTGGGTGCCTTAAGTTTCATTCCAACCACATCGGCACCCAGGGGAGCGGGCTTAACATTGGGGCGGGGGGCCGGCGCTGGCCCAGCCTCGGCAGGTGTTGGGGTAGGCGTCGGGGCAGGCGTGGGATATGTCGCAGGTGTAGGGCCATGGACCGAGTCAACTCGGCCGGGGCGGGTCAACTCATCGGGCTCTCCGGGCAAATCTCCCAACAACTCCTCCAGTTCCCCCTCTTGCACATCCCTGTCCTTTTCGTCATCATCGTCCATATCGCCGTACATGTCCAACAGGTCGTCCATCATATCATCGTCGTTGTCATCGGCCACAATCAGGTTGCTGGCGATGGTGACCATAGCAGGAGCAGCCGGGGCTGAGAGCTCGGCCGCTGCCGCTTGGGATGCAAGAGGAGAAGTGTGGGTTAGGTTGGGGTCGGGGATAGCGGCTGGAGCGGCGGCCGGAGTGGTAGTCGGAGCGGTGACTGGGGCAGCATTGGGCGAACAATCGCCGACCAGTTCGGTGAAGCGCTCAAGACCCGCACTGGAAGTGGAAGCAGAGATAAGCGACTCCATGTACCGCGACAGCAGGATGGCCTGGTCCAGGCTGATGATACCCTCGGCGGTGATCTCGGCCGTGCGGGAGGACCGGTCTCGGGTCACATTGACCTTAACTCCTCCCGATGTCACCACTTTGAGTCGTTGATTAGCATGGGCATTGAGTTCCTCTTGTGCCTTGCTGGCCCAGGTCTGCACCGCCTCCACTGCGGCGTCGTGGGTGAGCCCAAAACCACGCTCAACTCCACGGATGACGTCACTGATGCCCTGCGATTGCCTGAGCTTGGAGGTGATGTAGTTTTCGACCGCCGTCAGGTTGTTATAGTAGCCCACCCGGTGGTACACCAGCTCGGCGATCGAGTCGCCCACGTCGGTGGTGAACATCACATCGGTTATACATTGGGCCACCGGACCCGGATCAAAGCGCTCCACCGTGGTGCGCTGCCCCCGCAGCCGCAGTGCAGTCACCTCCACATTCTCCGTCTCCAGACCAAACTGGTTTGGATACTGAAAACCAGTGTCCTCGAGTGCCTTGTTAATTTGGTACAATGCTTCGCCCATCATCTGGTTAATTCGGGATTCCAGGTCATTGAGCCGCACGGGGTACCGAGCCACCAACCGTACGCGTAGATTCCCATTGGGCATCACCTCGAGGGTGCACAAGGCATCCTCCGCCAGCGTCGCATACCCTACCCCCTCTTGCATTACAATGGCGGTCTGGAGCCGGTTGATCTGTCGAGTGCCTAGAGCGGGGCGCTTAGTGCCATCGGAGCCCGGGGGTGCATAGAGCCGGAACAACCGACTTCGGCCCGGGCCCATGTTCAGCTTGATGAACGGCAACTTGGTCGATGCGGGCACCGACCGGAAGATTAGCTCCAGTGGCAGATTGATTGGAATGTCGGGGTGGAACACCGCAGCAAATTCGGTGGCACCCACGTTGGGGCTCTGGGTGATATCGGAAAAGGCCAGGATAGCCAGCGGACGATCCTGCGTCGGTGGCGGGGGCGGAGTCATGTCGTTGGCGTGAGCGCCACGGAGTGCTGCTGGGGATTGAATTCCTCGGGCGGCCATGAGTGGGAAGTAGACCCGTGCCAGGTTGGCGATGACAGCGGGGTTTTGGGTTGAGTTGAGGACGTCCTTAGCGGTGCAGCAATACAAAATTGGATGAGCGAGCGCGGTGTCGAAGATCACGGCACCGCCTCGGTGCGAAATCATAGCCTCGGCGTTGGCGGCGATGGTGGGATCATCCGAAACCCAGTTGAAAGGGTTGGCCGGCACGGGGTAGCGGGCCTCGGCGTTGACAGCGATGGAGAGTGGCAGTCGAATTTCTCGCTTCCCTTCCATTCCGAGTTCGATTAGGTCGGTGAACTCGTATTTCTTCTTGGGCTTAAGCTTGTCTGGTGGAGCATAATCCACGATGTTTGTGAGATAGGATGCAAGACGATCAGGTGTGATGGTGTCAACTCCGTTCTGGGAGCAAATATAGTAGGCACGCTCGGGGGAGAGCGTGTAGTTTTGGACGCCGAAGAAGTAGATCTCGTTGGGTTGGGTTCGATCGCCGATTTCCTGTGCCACCATCGCGGCGGCGGTCGAGAGATTGGTATCGCCCAAGATGGTGGTCTGGAGGGGGCGCAGACCACCACCGGGTTCGACGAGTTGACAGCGGAACATATCCTACCTTCCGCACACATCTTAGCCTTGGCTCTTCGCCTCGGTGTCTTCGCGGTCAAAGAGAGGATTTTCATAAAGTGTCATGCCGCAGTATTTGGTGGGCTGCTTGGAGTAGTCGACCGGCACGATCATTTGGTGCCGTCGGGCCACTCGCAGGATGTCGCCAAAGTGTCGCCAAAAGTTTTCGGTGTGGCCCGTCTCCTCGGTCATGATGTGGGCTAGTTCGTGGAGTGCCACGAAGAACAGCGTGTTCTCTTCGACAAAGGCACCGCCCTTGCGCTCTTTGGTGAGGCAAAAGGCGAGCTTCTTGCCCTTGTCTTCGGTGTAAGCGGTGTGGTCGGAGTGGGGAAGGGATTCGACGATCCGGCGGGGATCAAAGTTAGCAACCAATCTTTGGACGCCGGGGTGGGCCGGGTTGTCGGCGTGAGCTAACCGCACCAGATGAGTGAGTTTTTCGGTGAGGTCGGTCATCATGGCGACTGCGTGATCGTTCTTCTTTCCATTGCGTGAGTTGAGAACGCAGACGCGGTGCTTGCCTTGCTTGACCTCGTGGCACCGCAGGTTGTAGAGATCGGATCGCAAGAAGAGCACAAAGACGACGATCAGCAACACCACGAGCAACCCAAAGCAGAGGGCGACGTCCCAGGGCATGTCTGCTTAGACGACAGATATGGATCGGAGGGGGTCCATATGTGTCTTTTTCCTTGTTTCATTTTCTGTTGCCAGGGGATTCGGGGAGGGCTTAGAGACCTGATTAGGCCGAAGCGAAGGAGTTCGCAAAGTGGGACTGACTTGGCGCAGCCATTGGGCCAGGGCCTGGTGCCGGGGGGTCGCACGTGGTGAGACCTGGGCGGTCCGACTGGTCGATCGTCGAGTTGAGGAACGGACCCACACTGACCTTGGGAATGAGCGGGTCCTCGCGCAACGTCAGATTGGCGTTGCGGAGTGGGTTCTGCGAGAGGAGAGGTGGGCGGAGCCAGTTGATCTTGAGAGCTCCAGGAGGCTTGAGCTGCTCAGGGTCGGCCGGAGCACCGCCATGACCCATGCCTGGTGGCACGGCCGTAGCACCAAAGTCTTGGCCGGACGGGGCTGGGGCTGGGGCTGGGCCCGCCTGGGGCGCCACCGGGCCACCTGGATACGCCGCCGGCATCAGGCCTTGGTTCGCAATGCCGTCCCGGGTCGCACAAATGCCACGGAAGAAGGCAACCGCAAGCGCAATGACCACCGCAATGATAATGACGTTGGCAATAGAGAGACCACTGCCGAGACCCTCGATTCGCTGAAGGATTGACTTCGCCATTAGCTTAATGTTGGAGAAGATTTTGTATTACACCACCCATTCTACGCCAGTTGTTCGATCTCACCAAGAGAAGGCGGGGCAACCTCGATATCCTCCTCCTCATCCTCATCGTCTTCTTCGTCGGTGTCTGGAAAGTGATAGTCGTCGGGATTGAGATCGTTGGCCTCCATGAAGATCCGCAATGCTTCTGCCCGACGCTCCCGTTCCATCTCGATCTGTTCCTCCAGCTCCTCGGCCATCAGATCTGATTCGGGCACCAGCTCAATGTGGGCATCACCCCCCGGGATGATAGCCGGGACAAGCTCGGCCGCATCCATTTCCACCTCTTCCAATCCACTCTTCTTCTCTTGCACCTTGGCGATATGCTTCTTGGCCTCGGCCGGCGGCGGCGGGGGAGGCGATGCAGGAGGGGGCGGCGGAGCGGCCGCTTGTTCGATCAACTCGGACTTGGGCTCGGCATCGCCTAGACCAATGAGGCACTTGGCCTCCCGTATCACCATCACCTGCTGAACCACCCAGTCCAACGAAGTTCGTCCCGAACGATGCGCCACCCCTCGCAGCCACACCAACGCAAGCACACTGCAATCGCCGCTAACCAGTTCCGTGCTCGCCAGCTCGCCCGACTCCTTGAAGACGTGCAGATCCATAGTCCCAAAGGTCTGCGAACGGGTCACCTGCACCCGCAGCTTGCTGCCGTGGATGCTGGAATTGAAAAAGTAGTTGACGTCGGCGGGCTGCATGTCGCGGGTGAACCACACCGCCTGGTGTCCCGGAAGCTGTTCACGAATCGACGTCTCGACCTGCTTAACCCAAGCCAACTGCTCAGAGCTCAGCTCGAGATCCATGTAGCACACATGCGAAGTCTCGACCAAACCGGTGGTCTTGGCGGGACCCAGCTGAATCCCCAGTGTTTGGGCAGGAGCCAGCCCAATGTAGAGCGGAGCGCAGAAGCTGCCGTTCGGGGCAGACACTGGCGCATCCAGCGTCAGATCCTCGGTCGGGGGCGCAACTTTGGACGCATTGACAACCTTCATCACACTGCTTCACTGGCGGGTTTTCCATTGCTTTCTGTACCGCAAGGCCTAGGAGCACGGCGGGTTCGGCGGGTCCGCCTAGATTTGCGTCGGGACAGCGCCACCGACGTGGATGCGTTATCTTCACGCTGCTGCTCCAACCATCCGATCACCTCTTGCATTTTGTGGGCCTCAACTCCAGCCTGAAGCATGGCGGTTCCAACCAATTCCAACGTCAGTGGCGCTCGCCGGCGGCTTTCGGTCAGCGTGATCGTCTCGCCGCCTAGACTGAGCGACGGCTTGTTGTAGCCCTGGCTACGCAAAAGCTCCATGAGGTCGCTACCAACCTGGTTTTTTTCTGAACGAATCTCTTTCACCAGCTCATTAGATCGACGAATGGTGTCGTCGAGCTCGAGCCAACGCTGAGTGAGAGCTTCGGTTTGGGCCTGAGTTTCGGGGGTCATTAGACTAAAGTAGAAGGCAAGAGTTGAGGAGTTGAGACCAGCGCATCCAGCAATAAAGATATCCATATGGGGGGTTGCAGGGGGGAGCCCCTTGTAGGGGATTCTGAAGGGAAACACACCTCTTTGGATAATGCTGCCCACAGGGCAGCCATATCTAGCATGAGGGTTTGAGGGGGACAGCATGTCCCCTCACTTACTTGGATCCACCCTTGAAGAGCAGCTTGCTACCCACAGCACCGACCGGAGCCAGCGTGATCGTCTTGGCAGAGCTGCAATCCTTCACCCACGGAAAGCGGTTTCCTGTAATCATGCGTTCGCGGTTCGTGCGACCCGACAGCGTGCAGCCAATGTGCGAGGGCGTTGTCTTGACTAGATTGGCCATGGAAACCTTTGGATCTGACATGTTATTTTAGAGGCTCAAAAAAAACCTGGAGCCATCTTAATCATCTCGGTACCGAGAGATCTCGCCAGCTTCCAATGACAACGCCAATCCCACCTCCAAACAGCCGCCGACCCTCGGCCGCCTCCACCACTTCGGCCATTTCCTCGGCCTCCGTGCTAAGGAGCATCCCCAGGCAATCATCCACTGATCCCAACCTCCTCCTCTTGCAACAACGCAGTCACAAGTGGTACTTGGCGCACCGCGAAAAACACTGGAGTGCCATAGACCGCTGGGAAAAAACCCGAATGCAAGAGGAGGGGGGTGGAATAATGTTGACCCGTGGTGAAGTGATTGATGATTGGGTCAGTAGCCTGATCACTATCTGTGCCGCAGCGGGGTTTGAGATTGACGATGAACAGGCGCTTAGAGACGACGTCTTTGACTACGTTAGGTCCGTGTCGTACAAGTGATGGGGTCGTTGGCCGAGGACGAGCTTGCCAAAATGGAAATCCAAGAGTTGTACACGTTCGAAGACTTTTTGGCGTGTCCAGAGATCCGAAAACTGATGCAAGAGCGGCACGAAGAAAAGATGCAAGAGTTGTGTCCTCGACTTGAGGCTTGTGCGGTCAAAATCCAATCGACGGCTGCTCCGAACATTCTGGAAAACGCTCGTTCAGGAGCGTTCGAGGGAAGTATCGCCGGAATCGTCATGTCTCACGTCAGACAGACATATCCGGAGGAAGTTGTGATGGAGGATCCGTTGCAATCGCTTCGGTGGCTTAGGCAATTGCGGGAGCAACGCCTGGGGCAGGCATCGGGGCGCTAGAAGCGGCGATCCCGGGTTCAGTCCACTCGCCCGGCGCAAACGGGCGCACCTGAAAGTGCTTATCTGCCTGCTCGAACAGCTGGGCCAGACGATTGGCCTCAGAGTCTTGCGGGCTGATGGCCGCCGGGGCATCCAGCGCCCACTTCTCGGCCTTGGTTGGTTTGGGCTTTGCGCCGTAGCAGTTTGCGGCGAACCGCACGTTCTGATTAGCAATGAAACCGCCGTTGATCCCCGGACGGCCGCAGGCGTTCTGGTCACCAGTGCAGCCGGTCTGGAGCTGTTCGTAGGTGGCCTTTTGGGTCGGGAAAAGCGCCAGCTGACCATCGCTCCAGCCATACGAGCACCACTCGGCGCCGTTGTTGTACGCATCCTCGATCTGCGAATAAGTGGCCAGCTTGGCGCCTTGGGCACGGCATGCGGCCTTGGCCTCCACGTACGTCAGATTGCCGTTGCCCACCTGGAATACCTCCGAATCCATGTTCTCGGCGGGTTGTGGCGGGACTGATGGACCCTCGACCGGAGCCGACGGCTGCGACAGCGTAACATCATACAGCGAGGTCGAGGTGTTTAACCCCCGCTGGAGGGCAGCGCTGATGTCTACCCCGCCTAGACGACTCAGCATCGCCAGCAATCCAAAGAAGACCACTACTCCAATGACAATGCTAAGCAACGTCCAGACTATGGAACCGCCGACCGAGACATCCCCGGCCGCTGCCGCCGCCGTCGCCCCCACCGTTGCTGCGGTGGCAGCGGCCCCCGAATCCAACGATTCAAAAAATCCGCTGCCATTGCTCTCATCGTCGCCGCTGCTCTCTGCCGCCGGGGTGTCCACCGCCGCTGGCGTAGCACCAAACCACCCCTCTTCCTCCTCTTGCTGACCCCCGCTCTGCGGGCTAAACGGCGATGGTGTTGCTGGTGCCAGTGTCGGCTCCGGTGTCGGCTCCGGTGTCACCTGGCGAACCGGTGGCATCTCAAATGGCGACTTCTGCGGAGGCGAAGCAAACGGATTGGCAGTCGGCTCGGAAGGCGGCGGGACCGATGAACCAAATGGCGATGGGGCTGCGGTCGGCGGAGCCACGGCTACACTGGATGGTGGTGGGGTTGGAGCTGGGGATGGCCCAGAGATCTCTTGCGATGCCTTGACTTCGGCCTGCGCCATTAGCTTGGGCACCGCCTCGCCAGTGGTGGACACGTAGAGAGCCAACGACAGCAGACCAATGACTACTGCGATGTAGGGGTTGAGTGTGCTCCGACCTGTGGAGACGATCATCGGGGTGTCTACTTCTTACTCACAGGATTTTGCGATAGAAGAAGCAATACCCGCCATCGGGCCACCGAGCTCCCTGGGCCAACGGGGCCGTGCTAGTGTCGTTGCAATTGTAGAGTGTGCCCTCCTTGGTCTTGACCACCGCTGTATAGTGCCCACCCATCCGGTTCCCGCCGCGGTGGTACGCCACTCCGCACAGCGTGTACCTAACCTTTTTGTGCTCGCCTGCGGACCAAATCGGCAGCTCCAGCACCGGGCTCGCCACCAATCGCTCGTAGCCCTTGCGAAGTTCACCTTGTGGGCTCATCCGGTACAAGCGGGTTTCGATAACCAAAATTTGCGGTGCCAGCCACACCAGATGCTTCTGGATGGCATCGACATGTTCACCGGCGTTGTGAAATCCCTCGGGCATTTCGTATTGGTTCTCGCCGACCATGAAGCTCTTGGCGCCAAACTCGGTGACGCAGTCGGCGAGTGTAATAGGTGCAAGAGGGGCGTGGGGGTTGCGGAAGACCGGCTGCTTGATCGGCACCGGGACCACCAGCACGTAGAAGCACTCGGCCTTGGTCGAAAGATACATGTCGTCCGGAGTGGTGACAACACTCGCTTCGATCCCGGCCATTGTACGAGCAGCCACCGAGTGTTCGTTCGAAATGTACTCGGTGAGCCGTTCAAGACACTTTTGGTCCACCGGAGTCATCTGGGCCTTGTCTGCCATGGTGACCTTCACCTTGGCCTCGCTCTTGGTTGCCTCGTGAACACAATCGCCGAGCATTGTGTGGAACTCGGCCACATCATTCTGTTCCCAGCCAGCAAAGTCGGGCCGACCGAGGGCCCGTGCGTTGCGGCGGACCGCCATCACCATCGTCTGCGGCGAGAGAACAGGCCGGCTGTCGGGACTACCCATTACTGTCAGAGTCCGCTTGAGTGCGTTGTAGATTTGGCGGTGCGGGGTGTCGTTCGGGGGATCGGGCTTCATAATGCTCACAAAGCCGGTTGCACTGAGACACTGAAGCTCAGAGTTGAGAAAGCATGTGTTGCCCAGATTGGCGAGTCCTTTGGGGCAGGTAGTGAGAGCCATGGACGCGGGGGAGGCTACCTACCCTATTCTGCGCCGAATGTCTAAGCTCAAATAGTCTCCCGCCATAATCAGCAAGAGGAGATGGGAGAGCGATATTACTTGCTGCGTTCGATGCTGGACCTGCACCGTAAGAACATGGAGAATCACCTCGTGCTGATGCACCAGATGATTGATCTCGTTAACAAGACCCCGCCCGACCCAAAACCCCAGCACATCATCATCACGGGCCCCACCACAGCTTCTTCGCTGGCACCACTACCAGGGACCGAGCTGATCATCTACCGCACCATCCCCGACGCTCGGCGGTTGTGGGATCATTGCCTCGCCACCAACTTCCGCTTCGAACCCTCGAGCTTTGTCCGCCTCTTTCCCAATTGCGGTCACTACTTTTGGTATCGTCACAACTTCCAGATAGAGAACGGGGTAGCAGTGTGCCCGCAATGCGAAGCCGAAGAAGTCATTGTGCAAGAGGAGCAGCGACAGCAAGAGCAGCGGGAGCGGATTGTGCGGAGGCGACGGCGGCTTCCATCGCACGTGCTGGCCGACGTGCTCAGCGATACTCCAGAAGAAAATGCGTTGTCAACTCCGGCGCCACCGCCGACACCACCCCGTCGCGCCCAACCCGAGTTGACCCCCACGGCCAACACCGGGTCCAACCTCCCGTCACTCTCCACATACCGGGTCTGATCTTACTTTTTCTTGGCAAAGAAGTCGCCCATTGTCTTTTGTTTAGACGACGTCAGCACGCTCTTCATTAGTTTTTCCACAGCCTTGGTCCGCACGTTGAGTGTGGCCCCTTGCCGGAACGCCGCCGCGGGGCACCGCTTCCGGGCCTCGGGTAAGTCCTCCAGTTCCAGTGCAAAGAGCTGCGCAATTGGTGTCATCAGCTGATGAAACACGTAATATCTGTAGTCAATGTCGTCGCCCACGACCTCAGGTAGATCGATCCGATCCTTTTGCTTCAGCTTGTCATCGGCCACATTCTTGAAGATGTACTCAATCCGTGACCCAGGCCGTGGCGCGTTCCCCGGGTCTCGTTCGGCGATCCGGTCTGCCAGTACCTTGTGCGCAATTGTATCAGGCTTGGCGTAGTGGCCTCGGAGCGACTTGGAGACAACGAGATCCTTCCGCTCCACGTCGCCCCTAATCACCTTCCGGATGGCATCCATGCACATGTTGTACGACTTGCGAAAATCAATATTCAGTAGGTTCTTCAGCACTTGGTAGTAGAGAATCTTGACAATGCGGGCGTTGTCCCGCCGCCGCAGAACCACACCCATCGACTTGAGCTCCGGATCGTCCTCTGCCGTCACATACAGATAGCCTGCGTACCGCTTCCGGGTCAGCAGGATCCACGGTAGGAACGTCTTTTCGTACTCCAGTGTGTGCGGCTTCCGCAGGCAAGCACTCGCCAGCTTCTCGGCCTTTTGCGAGATCTCAATCGCCAGCGGCAACGCATCCTTGCCCCGCATCGCCGTCCCCTCTTGCAGCATCGTGTGCCCCTTGGCCGCCACAATCCGCCACTTGACAAAGACCGAGTCCGTGTCGCCGTAGATGCAGGTGGCGGTGACGATGTAGGGTTCGCCGCTGATGATCACTCGCCGTTGTCTGTAGATGCCCTCCATCACCTTCTTGGCGTACCCCAGCAGCGTCCGGCCAATCGCCGTAATCAGCGCCGCCACATTCGGCTCGTAGAAGTTGCTCGTCATCGCCCCGGTGCCACCATACAGCGAGTTGGCCAGCACCTTGTACGACAGCTGCCGCTTGTCGAGCACGTTCCGGATGAACTCGCTGAACCGCCATTCCACCTTGTCCACCTCGTCCATGGCAACCTGCACAATCCCCATGTCATCAGTGAGAATCTCGTACTGCCCATCGTCAGTGGGCACCAGCTTGCCATTTTCATCGAGCGCCATGCCGCCCTCGTACAATGTGCCGTCCTTGAGCGTGACCCGCTTGTGCTTGGCCCGCTTCCGGGTGGTCTTGCGCTGATGCAAGAGGGTGGAGAGGACGGTGGGCATCATGCCGTACTCGCCCAGTGGGAACTGGACAATGCCGACGGTGCGGTGCCCGGTTGGCACCTTGACCTTCTTGAATCCATTGCCGGTCTTCTTCGGCACCGAGATTCGCTTGTACGTTGGGAATTCCCGGGTGATGAGGTGGTGACCGGGCGCCAGCGGCCCGTGTCGGTCGCCGAGCGTCTTGACCAGTTTGCCGTTGAGATCGCGCTGCTCGCACCACTTGATCGTCTCGTGCGACACGTTGTCAGAGATGTCGGCGCTGGGATAGAGCGAAGAGTAGTCAAGGCAGGTCACCGGATCGCGGTGAATCCCGATGTGGGGCTCGAGCACGATAGCGCCGTCGTACGGCTCGTCGGGATGGTCCTTGCTGATGTCCTCCACGATCCGGCCGTGTCGATTGCACTCCCGCACCAGGACGCTGGTGAGCTTGATGCCCTGCCCCCGCAGGATTAGGAACTCAAATGGTACACAGCTCACGTTGCTCATCTCGGTCAGTGCGGTGAAGCTATCCACCTTGTCGAATAAGCCAAACACTAAGGCGCAATCCTGCTTGCAGTAGTTGGCGACGGTGGTGGCATCCTCGGGGTTGCCGTTGGACGACAGCTCAAAGATGTCCTGCGGGGTAACGTCATCCTTGGCGTGGCCCCAAGAGTTCCATTCCATGTTCGCCGCCCCGCTGATCCGCACCCGCTTCCCATCCACCTCTTGCACCACCCGCCGCTCCGGTTCACCGCCCTCTTGCTCCAATGCAATCACCCCCCCTTCAACCACACCCTGGGTGTCGTCCAGCGTCACGATGCACTCGGTCTCGGTGGCATCCGCCGTCGCCTCCACCGGCTCTACGCCCTTGATCTTGCCGCCCAGGAACCGCGCCGCCATCACATTTAGTGCATACGAATCCGACGACACCTCCTTGCGGAACTGGTTGTATAGATCTACGTTGACCATGCCCGGCACTCGGATCTGCCGGAAGCAGTGCTCCCCGCTCGCCAGCGTGATGGTGGTCTCGTGAATTCGGTAGCCGCCGCCCTTGGCTGGATTGACCCTGTCGGCACACACCAGCGTCGGGTTGAGCGTCATGCTCAGAAACTCTACCTGGATCCCGAGCTCCAGCGCTCGGTCGGCCATGAAGCCGTAGTCAAATCCAAATGTGTTGTAGCCGATTTCCAGGTCTGCCGGGTTTCGGATCTTCCAATCTCGGTATTTCAGGAGCAGGTCCTTTTCGGAATCGCACTGAATCAGCTCGCACTTGGCGTTCTTTGGGCTCACCTTGGGCAGGCAGAAGCACAGCTCACGGCGGCGATCGGATGGATCGGTGGTGCCCCTCACAACGCCGATGTACGTCACCTTGTCTCCCTCTTGTTTTGGCAGCCAGGTGTCGAGCATCTCGTTCAGCATAACCACCTTCTTCTTGTGCTCGATCGGCATTGATAGTATTCCCTCGGGCCCGACAACGTCGCGCGACGGCGCCAGCATCGAATCACCGCTGGCCATGCTCATCGTGTCGTGGTCGCTGGCGGTCACCACCGATGCAGCCGCGCAGTCACCCATCCCTTCGTCGGCCGAGTCGGCATCGCTGTCGGCGTCGCCACCCCCCGCGCCAAACTGCCGGAAGTAGTCATCAATCACCCGCCGTCGCGGGGGCTTAGGACACTTTGCCTTCAGCAGCTTTTCCAACGTGGTGTGCAGCACCAATGGATCGTGCGGGATACGTTCCTGAGCGTCGTAATCCCAATGACCCTTGAGCTCCACCTGCGAAATGCCGGGTACCTCTGCCCCAATTCCGAGCGCCGCCGCAACCCACCCCCGCACATCCCATTCCCCCCTCTTGCAGCGTTCTGACATCTGGATTAGCTCACGGGTCGTCATGGCGTAGTTTTTGATTGCCATCGGAAAGTCGCCGTGCGAGCTCGAAGCCTCAATGTCCATGCTGTCGACCTCAAGCGGGATGCTGCATGCCTCCAGCTCGGTGCTCTTAGTCACCGCTCGCCAATGGATTTGGAAGTGGTTCTTACACAGCGCTCGGCCCTCGGGAACTCGTGATCGGATTCGGTCCATGTCGATGCTGACAATCCCCGATGGATCGATTCCGCTGGCATGCAAGAACTGAATGACAGCTGGCACCTTGCTCTCGTAGCACCGCAGCTTGACCCCGTGGTACAGGATCTCTGGGGTCCGTTCGCGCTTCGGGCCGTCGTTGTACGGAAACCAGAGCCGAGTAGCACGCTTTCGGTCGGCATCGCTGTCAAACGACAATCGCAATGCTTTTTTAAGCCTGTTTCCCTGGTATCCGTACAGCGTCTGTGTTTCGATCTCTTCGGTTTCGATGTTGCCTTCGATGTTGCCTTGGCCGGTGATGTAGCCCACCAAGGCTTCCGCATCGCCGTCCTTGGGCGCATCGGAGCACATGTGTGGCCGGAACCCCTTCATGTCCACACACCACCGACTGCGGTCCTGCGCACGCAGGAACATCCGCATGGTGCATGGCAGTCCTGCCTTGTCATCGGCAAGATCGATGGTGGTCACACGGAAGAGCATGAATACCCAATCTACCCTTTCCAAGTAATAACTAGATAAGTCAATTTAGTCCTTCCGCAGAGACAATTAACGAGGCGTAAGACAGATGGGTTCTTTCCGCGCATCATTTGCCCTGGTGTTTTTGTTGGTTCTGGTGGTGGCAATTGCCGCAGCGAATGCGACACGGGGATGGATGCAAGAGGGGGCAGTGGGTGGGACTGGTGGGTCGCTCATTGGAGTTAACCCCGAGTGTCCGAACGTGATCATGGAATCGGGAGGACAGATTCATTTGTACAACACCCGGAAGGCCAAGGTGCCGGGGATTAACCCGATCACTCTCGACTCGATTAATGACTATCCGCAGCTCATGGCGTTTCTGAACGCCAAGGGCATGAATTGTCCAGCGTTGTTTTTACGGCAGGGGCGGAGTGCGCAGGGAGAGATTAACATGGAGCAGTTGGTGGTGACGCCGGATGGCCAGATGGTGCCGCTGTGGGGACGACCAGGGTTTGGTCCGCCCCGACTCAGCTCGATGTAGACCCCCGCCAACAACAGACATCGGGGTGTTAACTCGATCGAAGGGTGTTAACTCATGCCGCCTGGACCGCCTTGAGTGCGTCCTCGCAAGAGGTGCGGAGGGTATTGATTGCCGATGCATGGGCCGCGTGCTTGTTCATCAGCGCATAGCTGTTGCCCTCTTTGTGTCGCGCCTCGGCGTAGCCAATCATCTCCGACACCAGCTCAGCGTCAAGAGTATGGAGTAGCTCGGTCATCAGCTTGGCATGGCTCCGGGCGGTTCCCCTGTCCGAGTCGAACTTACCCGCAGCATGCACCGCCTCTTCGCGTTGGGTCTGGGTGTGTCCCACCAAATCCTCACTCTGTTCCTGACTCATCCCCTCTTGCATTCCTACTCGGGTTTGTTGCTGGGCGAGCCAGATGCCGGTCAGGATTAGTAACACCGCCATGATGATGCACAGGGAAGTGGAATGGGTCAGCATTAGACGGACTGCTTGGGATGCAGATAATCCTCAATTGCTGCCAGTACGTTTTTCGGGATGGTTACGGGCTTCTTGCCAGCGGCGCTGACGCTCTTGATGCCCCGTGGAATCGGTGTCCCTTCGAGGATCTGCGCCAAAGAAATGTGCTCCAGAATGGCGGTGGCTCGGGTAGCACTTACCCCGGGCACCTGCGCCAACATCATCGTTTGGATGTTGTCGCGTGTGATGCAATCCGATTTGAACTTCTTGTGCGGGTGATGATAGTCGGCCGCCGGCGCAGCAGCCGCTGCATTCTCAACTCCTTCCTCCTCTTGCATTTCTGTGGTTGCTTCTGGTTTGGGGAGCTCTTCCGCTTTGGCGAGGAGCTTCTTGAGCAAGAGTGCGGTCTCGTGGGTGTTGGTGGTGCGAACCGGGGTGAAGTTCCGCAGCAGCCCTAGGCTGGCGATGGCGGCGCACATCCGGCTTTGGGCATGTGCATCCCGGCAATAGGTAGTTGGGCTGCCTTCGATGACCCACCACACTTGGGCTGTGGTGATGGCCTGGAGCCGGGTGGATTGCTCCTTGTACCGGCCGTCGACGATGCTGGCCATCAGGTCGGCCACCGTCTTGCGCTCGATGATGGCGATTGGGTTGTCGGTAACATCCCGGATTTCAATGTCGCCCACTGGCAGATTTTCCACCTGGTAATGCACTTGCAGTGCGAGAAGTTCACTACACAGGCTGTTTTCTCCTTTGGCGATGATGAGTCGCGGCATTAATTCTCTGGACCAGTGGTCTCTACTTCGGTTCAAACAAAATGAATTGAAAAAGAGCGCTGTTGATATTTACAACAGCAGAAAGAATGCGGGTCTACGCCGTCGTATACGCTATGGAGGATGACGACGAAATGATGGATGTGATCTAGAGCATCCACGCCACCGCCGAAGGAGCGCTTGCTGAAGTGAAGCGAATCCACTTGGAACCTCACTGGCACAACCTTAGCGGACCATTCGCAACCCAAGAGTCGTATGACGCCCTGCTAGCTGATCTGAAGGCTGGAAAACAGGTCGTTGCGGGGCTGCGTCTCGGTGGATCGAGTCACTATGGCCTTGTGGGGGCGCTGGCGTTCGAGGTCCAGGACCCGTAGCATTGCGAAGATGGATTAGACGCTACGGCAGAGGGGGTGCAAGAGGGGTAATGGGTGAATCGGCGGCTAGGACCCGACAGTGTTTGCTCGGCGACACCACACAGCTGAGTAACGGTGGTAGCGTGTACTTTCCATACAACGCCCGAAATCGGGCAGTGACTCAAGAGATGGTGGAGACCTATTTTGCAAACCATGGCGTGAACCGGCCGATTCACGACATGCGAACGTTTGAGTGTGCTGTGGTGCATCGCACCTACATTGCGCGTTCGGCCAAGGATGTGGAGGAGGCCGGGGCGGTGTTGGCGCCATGTCCGTCGGGGGTGGTGCCGTTGGCGCCGCAGTCGAATGAGCGGCTGGAATTTTTGGGTGACGGCATCATTGAGTTGGTGGTGAAGGAGTATCTGTATCGGCGGTATCCGCAGGAGAACGAAGGATTCCTGACAGAGAAGAAGATAACCATCGTGAAAAACGAGACACTCGGTCGGATATGCCGTGAAGAAAAGCTGTCAGCCTGGTATCAGATATCGGCACATGCCGAAGAAACGGGGGTTCGAACGAACGATAAGAAGCTCGGAGGACTGCTGGAGGCTCTAGTTGGTGCGCTATACGTTGACGTATGCGAGTCCGATAATCGTGGAGTTGCGCATGAACAATGCACCACGTTTGTGACATCTCTGATTGAACGGCATATTGATTGGAGCCGACTGATGACAGAGAATGACAACCACAAGAACACATTGCAGATTCTGATCCAGAAGGAGTTCAAGACGACGCCAACGTATGTGGATCTGGGTGAGCCCGAGGGGGATGGCTACCGGATGGCGGTGATGTTGGTGTTGGGTGACAATCCACCGGCCGAGGCGGTGCCGTTTGATCGGGTCAAGACGATGGCGCAGATCCATGTGCTGTCCAATATGCTGGGTGGCTGCCGTATTACGCTGGGAATTGCTAAGCATGCCTTCAAGAAGAAGGCCGAACAGCAAGCATCGCTAAACGCACTCAAGGCACTCAAGGCAGCACCTCCGTCGGCGTCGTGAGGAAATCATGTCAAGGAAGGATAGCCAATGGACAAGCTTGCGGCGCTGACAAAACGGCGGGTGCCGGCCGCTGCCCCAGCAGGACCGCTGGTGCTACGCATCCGGCAGCCAAAGAAGGTCAAGACAACAATGCAAGAGGGGGAGAGGGGTCAGGACGCGCAGGCGTCCTCACAGGCGGCGGCAGCTGCTCTGGCGGCCTCTACTCCGCGGGCCGTGGCGGAGAAGAAGTTAGCAATTGAATCGGTGCCGCAGCCAGGGTTTGATATGGTGGCTTTTTTGGGGAGCTTTGGGGTGCCAACCTCTGGTGCTGCGCCGGCGGCGACGCCTGCTCCCACTGCGGCCCCTACGCCAAAGCCACGGAAGCCTCGAAAGCCCCGGACGGTACTGAAGCTCACTCCAGCCGCAGTGCCGGATGACGATGACGACGATGCGCCGATTGCATTGCCGGGCGCTGCTCCCACACCAACCCCCACTCCCAAACCTCGGAAGCCTCGAAAGCCCCGGACGGTACTGAAGCTGGTGGTCGAAGGCGAGGCGGCCCCGGAGACTCCTGCTGCCACTCCTGCTGCCACTCCTGCTGTTGCCAAGACCCCCAAGGGGCGCCCACGGAGCGCAGCCAAGAGCGTCAAGCTGGCGGCGGCGGCCGCACTGCACAAGGAATTGGTGGCCCACGGCCGACCGGGTCCGCGCAATCCGCCACCCAAGCTGCTAGCGTCCGAGTACTACCTGAACAATCGTCAGGGCTTTGTCAGCTCGATTGCCAAGTTGTTCGATCCTATCCGGAAACGGCTGGCCCGCGAGACAAAGCCACCAAGCTGTGACGATCGAGTTGGCACCTTTGGACTTTTGCCACAGCAGGAGATCGTGCTCAATTACATTAACAACTACACGCCGTATCGTGGCCTCCTATTGTATCATGGACTGGGTTCGGGCAAGACGTGTGCGGCGATCGCGGCGGCCGAAGGGATGATGGATCGACGGCATGTGTACGTGATGACTCCAGCATCACTCCGGAAGAACTTTGTGGAAGAGATCAAGTTTTGTGGTGCGCCAATCTACAGTCGGGACCAGCACTGGACCTTTGTGGAGGCGGCGCCGCGCACGGCCAAGGCCAAAATGCTAGCGCAGGCGAGCGGTCTATCGCAGACCTACGTGAACAGCAAGAAGGGGGCGTGGGTGATTGACACCCGGCATCCCCCCAACTGGGAAAACCTGACCGATGCTCAGCGGGGGTCTCTCGATGCTCAGATGACACAGGCAATCGCCGACAAGTACACCTTCATCCACTACAACGGGATCCGGAAGGACGCTTTTGGACGACTCAAGCGCGAGGCCAAGTCCAAGCGTGGGGTTTCTAATCCATTCTCGGGCGCAGTGGTGGTACTGGAGGAGGCACACAATTTTGTGGGAATGATCGTCAACAAGCTCAAAGGCAAGAAGGATTCGCTGACACGAGAGATGTACCAGTTGCTTATGGAGGCCGAGGATACCAAGATTGTGTTTCTGACGGGGACGCCTTTTGTTAACTACCCGAACGAGATGGCGGTCATGTTCAATATGTTGCGGGGGCTAATGCGGGTGCACGTCTACAACATCACCACACAGGGACCATTCAGCCAGCGAGACGCCGAAGAGGCTATTCGGTCCATTAGCAATTCGGATGTGGTGGAGTATTCGCCGACCCAGCGCAAGCTCAAGGTGACTCGTGATCCTTCGGGTTTTGTGCGGGCTTCGGGACGTGGGGTTCGGGTTAAGCTGAACATGCAAGGCAATGTCAACTCGGCCGACTTTGACCGGTTGGTGCGGCGGGAGCTGGAAGCCCGGAATGTCAACATCGTCAGCAGCGAGGTAAAGAAGTACAAGGCCCTCCCCGATGATCTGGAGGAGTTTAGCAAGCTCTTCCTCAACCCTACCACCAACGAGTTGATTAACCGCGATCTGCTGAGCCGGCGGATTATTGGACTCACGAGCTACTTCCGGAGTGCAGCCGAGAGCCTGATGCCTCGGTACGACCCTGACCAAGACTTTCACGTGGTCAACGTGCCGATGAGCGACACCCAGTTTAAGATCTACGAGACGGCCCGACAGCAAGAGCGGAAGCAGGACAAGAAGGGGGCAGTGAAGCGGCGGAAAAATCAGTTGCTGGGGGTGTATCAGGAGGTGGCGTCGACCTACCGGATCTTTTCCCGCTCTTTCTGCAACTTTGTGTTCCCGCCGGACATTGGGCGGCCGATGCCCCGGGGCCAGGACGACAAGAAGGATGCCAAGGGTGACTGGACGCAGCTGGATGAGGATGTGCTTGACAACGCCTCGGCGGCCGAGCGGATGCAAAACCCCGATGGTCGCTACAGCGCCGAAGACGAGAGCAAGTTGTCCAAGCAATTCTCGGCCGAGGAACAAAAGGATTACGCTCGGCGGATCGAGGCAGCACTGGATGAGTTGCGGGTTGATGCTGACAAGTACTTAACACCCGAGGGACTCAAGACGTGGTCACCCAAGTTCCTTGCGATTCTTGAGCGGCTACGCACCACCGATGGCTGTCAGCTCGTATACTCGCAGTTCCGAACGATGGAAGGTCTCGGTATCCTGCGACTTGTCTTGCTGACCAACGGCTACACCGAGTTCAAGCTGACGAAAGAGGGAGGCAAGTGGAAGTTGGCTGAGCCGCTGTCGTCGGTCAAGCCGGCGTTTGTGTTGTATTCGGGTGAGGAGAGCGAAGAGGAGAAGGAAATCATCCGGAATGCGTTCAACGGCGAGTGGTCGCGGGTGCCCGAGGACGTGGTGGCGGAGATGAAGCGGATTGCGCCCAACAACCAGCGTGGGCAGGTCATCCAGACGATCATGATCACGGCAGCGGGTGCCGAGGGTGTGACGCTCCACAACGTAAGAAAGGTGCACGTGGTCGAGCCTTATTGGCATCCGGCACGGACGAAGCAGGTCATTGGCCGTGCCCGCCGGATTTGCAGTCACAAGAATCTGCCAGAGCCGGACCGGTCAGTCGAAGTGTTTTTGTACCTGATGGTGTTTACCAAGCGGCAGCTGGATGAAGAGGCGTCGATTGAGTTAAGGAATAGCGACAAGAGCAAGGTGGATGGAGTGAGCATCATCACCACCGATCAGGCGTTGTATGAAATGGCGAACATAAAGGAACACATCACACGACAGCAAGAGGAGGTGGTGCAGGCGACATCGATCGACTGCACGGTGCATTCGTCCAAGACGGGAGTGCCGTGTTTTGCATTCCCCGAGGGTCGTCCGGAAAAGCTGGCGTTTACGCCGAACATTGCTGATGAGCAAAGCGATGCGATGACCGAGGCCAACACCCGAGTTGAGACTTGGCGGGCGGTGGAAGTGGAGATCGACGGGGTGCGCTACGCACTGCGAGAGAAGACGGGTGAGCTGTACGACTTGTTGGACTACCAGCGGCTCATGCGGGGGGAGAACGTGCCGGCGGCGCGGATGCGAATCGGTGGGCCGGGGGCGGCTCCGGGACCGCCTATACCACGCTCCCGCCCACGCCCACCGGAACCGCCTGGACGGCAGGGCAAGGGTGGAGTTATTCTGCCGCCACCGATTGGGATTCTGGAAGGGGGTCCAGGCAACTGGCAGATTGCGCCGCCGTCGGTGGCGTAACGTCATGAATCGGCTTGCGGTGCCATAATTATGTAGCGTGTAGTTGCTCAAATGTGTGCGTTGCATTTGGCTGATTGAGCGGTGATTCCATCCACTAATATTGTGCAACAAACGCGTCTATACAAAATGATATTTATTGTATTTCACAAAACAGCAGCAAATGAACAATGTCAACTTCTCAAATACGCAATCATTTTCTGCTAATTCTTTTACCCTTCCAGAACTATTACACTTCGTAAAGTTAGCAAACCCACAATTAATTGATTATTTTGAGTGCACGGAATGTCCAAACAAAAGCCAGTACTCAATCAAATTCCAACTTGCTCATCTGTTTCGGGAGTTCCGGGTTCCTCAAATCATCGGCGAGATCATTGTGAATAGCAAAATGAATGAAGATGGAAGTGTTGAGTACTCAGCAATCTCAACTATAGAACATGACATTTCTAATCTGGAAAGCTTTGTAGTTTTAGTTTCTCCAAATGGAACTGAAATGAGCATCACATGTGTCGCACATGTTGATAATAATATCCCAAAAGTTGTCATAACTGCTGCGAAGCGGTTATTGAAACTTGCTATGAAAGCTACAGCGGAATATATCTGTGCCATTTCTAAGAAAACGATTTGAGTACTAATACAAAGCTATATATCAAATGGCTGGTGAATATTTGCTTTTTCTCAATCTTTTTATTCGCCTGTTTCTCGGAAGCATTGGTATTTTTGTGAACGAACTCCGCGAAGGACTAACTCATGGCACACCTCCTCTTCCTACAACTTACATGTCGCATCATATTGCCATGCTTGCACGTGAAAATTTAATAGCAGCCAAACTGTTACAAACACTTGCATCACACAAGTCTTTGTCAGCGCCAAAGTGGTTTCCAAGATCTATTAAAACTTGTTTGTCTGAACTACATGATGATATCATGCAATACACTGATGAAGTGCCATATGACAATTATGATGAAGAATTAGCAAAAATTCAGTGTTCAATTGAGGAAAAAGGCTGGCAGATTGTTGGGAATAAGCCGATTAAGGCTGGAACAGTCTCACTAATTTTTGAATTAGTGCGGACAAATGATAATGCAAGAGGGGTGGGTAAGGTGGTTAGAAGTGATGTGCGTGCAAAATTGGATCAATCCATTCGCGAGGTTAAGCCTCTTGCACAATTATTAAGTTACTGGAGCGACGCGGGAGAAGTAGAAGCTGCGGCAGAAGAAATCTTCTCTTCACTGGAGAAACAAACGCAGCTTAAGGACGAGGCAGTTAATTGTCAAAGGTTTGGGCAGTTATGCAAGAACGTGGATGGACTACGTATTCCAGAAGTCTATGAGGTCATATCAAATGATTTTGTTATATTTGAGTACTTGAATGGAAAATCGGTTACAGATATGGGCAGCGTGAGTGAGGAAATACGTAGAAATTGGTGTAAGATTTCTATTAAGTCATTCATTGTCACGGCATTCGTTGAAGGAGAGGTACATGGAGATATGCACGCTGGAAATTTTCTGTTCGATAATGCCACTGGCGAAGTAGGATTTTTGGATTTTGGAGTTGTGTACTCAGCATCTGTTGATGAAAAACAACAACTCCAGAACGCGATAGATAACTTAATTGAAAAAACAGAAGGTAATATTGAATTAATTGATTGGATTGAGCTTTGCGTCGACGGTTTCTTAATACCGCAACAAACAATCAATAGTTTGGACGAAACGGTGCGACTAGAACTAAAAGAAAAGGTGTCAAAATTGCTAAAAACATTGTTTGACAACAATTCTTGTGGTGCACTTTTTGATCCACAGGCATTATGGCAAGAGATAAGAAGTACTCAAGGATGTGAGAAACTTCGGTTAAACGCATATGGAATGAAACTTTGGCATGCACTAACATCGGTGATAGGTGTGCAGCTTGCGCTATGCGATAGTAATTATAACAAGTTACAAGAAGTCGGTAAAGAGGCAACAAAAGAAATATTCCAACTAGACTTGTTTGACGTCTCCAATTAAAATACTCATGTAGAATATGCATCAAACTGCAATGGCAAATTTGTTTTAATCAACCATGACAACATCATCTAGCCCCGCATGCCACTCCGACACCGCCGGGTCTTCCCTCCCCGCCTCTTCCCACCCCCCCTCCTCTTGCTAGTTCTACATCGCCGCTTCCGGCCCCCGTCCTGCCGCCCCCGAGCTGACGACCCAGGCTTGCCTTCCGCTGGAGTTCGAAAGAGCACCTGCCTCAGCTCAGCCATCATGCCATCGGGGATCCGGTCCTTCATCAACTCCTCGTAGGTCGCCGACTCGGTCAGCAACGCAATGATGAAGAAGAGACAATACATGCCGCACTGGTTATCACCGCGCTGATGTGGAACCCGACTCGCATCAACTCGGAGCTGACCCCCGTAGAGCTGAGTATACTCTTCTCGCAGTCGGTCCACAAACACCTCGACTTCCTTTGGCATTGGATGTCCCACGCTGTCAATGTAGTAGAAGCGACCCTGGGGAATGTCCAAAAAGGCGCACACCCAGTGGCTGCCAGGTTGCTTGTGGTTGTCCTCGTTAAACACCACACCGATTTTGGTCTTGCCGTCCCGCTTGGCCTTGGCAAGCGAGAACTTGCAAATTCGGGGCCACACACAGCTCTGGCCCATGGGCTTGTCAAAGTCGATCGGCGAGGCCCCCAGAAATTCAAACTCGGGGTAGGCAGCTTCGTACTGCTTCATCACCCGATCAAACTCGGTGGTGGTGAGCCAGGTGGCTGGCTTCTTGGTCCAGCTGCGGGGTGCCTTCGGTCGCAGTCGATCCTTGGCGATCTTGTCAACTGGCACGCCCAGATCATCCAACTTCTCCAACACGCAGGTGTCATCGCCGTTTTTGCAAGAGGGGGCGTGGTGGTGTGGATTGGGAGTGAGACCGAGTTGACGCAGCCACTGCTTGAGTTGAGCCACTTCGGAATCCCGCAAGCACTTCCAGTTCCCCCGTCCTTGTCGTCGCCGGGTGCGGCCGCCCGAATTCGTGCCAGGGGCACACGGCGCACGGGCCGTGCGAATGAAACGATCAAGGACCATTGTCTAATCTACTCTTTCGCTGGAGATTCCCCGGGCTGCATCTCGACGGCATCCTCAACTCCGACTTGCTTGGGAAAAGGAATGCCCAGCAGCACCGGCCGAGATCCCTGGAGTACACAGGTGCCCTTGGCGGACCGAGTGAAGCGGAGCTCGTGGTTGTCCCCCAGCCTCTTTGTCTTTCCTTCCCCCTCTTGCAGAGCCGAGAACGTCTCGGTCAGCAGCCGTTCGCTGACCCATACTTCGCCGTGGAATTCGCTCACCATGACCTGGGTGTCGTCATCAAAGAGGAGCCGGACGATCGCACGATTAGATGATGATTTGATTGTGAATGCGTTGGGGCTGGGCACGGGAGAAGTGGTGAAGCGTGTACGGGGTGACACATCGATGTCGTCTGCTGCGGTGCCGGCTTTGGTGGCAGCGAGGGCTGCCCGGATTCCGTCCCAGAAGTGGTCCATGTAGCGCTTGGGATCGTACAGCGTGGCCCATCGCCGCTGCTGCCGGATCTTGGCCCGCAATGCATTGAGTTGATCTGAATGCTGAAGAAGATTGATGGTCTTGCTAATGTAGTCGGACGAGGTGAGGGCGGTCAATTCTTTTTCGAGCCCGATCTGGCGTGTCAGCGACTGGGCAACCGATCCGTGGTAGGTGTCGGTTAGCAATGAAATAACTGGAACTCCAGCGGTGAACGCATCAGAGGCGGTGGTGTGGCCCGGGCACCGGAATGGATCCACTACCAGATCAACGTCCCGGCGCATGTTGGCCAGAAATTGGGATCGGCCCTGGCCCATGTGCGACTGGATCCGTTCCGGTCGGAAGTGGGCAGCCTTGAATGCCAGAGCGATCGCCGCCTTGGACTTTATGGATCGGCACACAATGGCCAAGTCCACGTGTGGACACGCCCGTAGAATCTGTTGCCATGCCAGCACGGTTTCGGGGCAGATCTTGTAGTTCATGTTGACACAAGCGATCAGCATGCGGCCCGGACGGCGACGCATAGCGCCCTTGGTGGGACTAATGGTGCCGATTCTGAACGCATCGTCGTTGATCTGATAGCACTCGGGCATTCGGATCACCTTTTCCACCAGGTGCCGACGGCCGTCGGCCGGGGTTACCACTGAATCGCCGATGGTATAGTCGAGTGTGGGAACGCCCAGTGTGCCGGGGTAGGCCAGCCAGTGCACCTGGAGCGGTGCCCGACGGGGTTGAAGCAGGCAGCAGTGGTTCTTGAACATCAGCCCCTTAGTGTCCACAATGGCGTCGTAGCGATTGCGGTCGAGCACGGATCGGGCCTCCTCGGGGCTTTTGACCTCGTAGTAGTCAACTCCTTTGGTGCGAAAGCTATAATCATTGTCCGATGGTGTCGGGTTTCCGATCTGTATCACCGCCAGCTCCATGTCGACCGGCAGATGATCAATGAAGCGCCGGATCAGCAACCCCGTCGGCCGTGCATTGAAGTCTTCTCCGGTGAAGACAATCTTGGGCCGCTTCCGGATGGCGTGGGCTGGAAGGCAGGCGGTTTGCTTCGGCGCCCCCACATTGTACAGCGCCTGCTGAATTGCGATGCGTCGCAACTCTTCGCTTGTAAGTCCCATGATAAGCCGGTGTAGTGTTAGGGTGTCGCCAAGTGGAAAGTGCTGCATCACCAGCAGAATCCGGGCAGCAATCTCGCGGTGCGATAGCCGGTACACATCGTGAATCAGGTTGGTGTGATCGATGGCGTCCACGGCCCCCGCCAACCACTTGGCCGCCTCCCCAAGCACCGACCGGTCACACTTGCTCGGCGCCACCAGATAGCAAGCACGATTCCACAGGACAGATGGCATCTTGTTCTGCCCCTGTTGTACCACCCCCTTGGCCACCCCTCGCATCTCGTCGTAGAGCCCGCACTGATCGTAGGCCCACAACAAGAGCTCGAGCATCGAGACCGCTGCCGGCGAAGGCAACGACTTGAGCAAGAGGGTGATGTGAGGTTTGAGTTGAATGATGGTCTGGGTGGGGACGTACTCGGACCGATGGTTCTTAACTCGCTCAACCAACAGCTTGAGCGTGTCGTACTCATTCATGGGGCGGCGGGGGGTGTACGGTGCCTGGGCGACCACTGGGCGTGCAAGAGGGGAGGAGATGTGGGGTTGGGTTTGGTGGATGGGGCGACGCCGTGCCTGCGCTGCTGCCACACGATGCGAAAAGGGACGGCCTTGAACTTGGTGTTGCATGTTCGTGTGCTTCTTCAGGGAACGATCATTCTAATCTGATTACTTATACGCAACAATGTAGCGTCAATAATCTGCGGTTTGGGTAGACAGAGCAATGAGCGCATCCTACGCAGTTCCGCTTCACGGCGCCGCCACCCGAACCCTGCCGCAGGCAGCCGCTACCACGATGAACGCAGTGCAGCCCTCCACCGCTGCCCAGCACATGCCCCCTATCCCTCTTGCAGACCTCCGGCCGGTGGATCCCCGGACGCAGTACGGGTTGGCCTTGGCCGCCCGGGCCCCAGCAGTCACAGGCTACATACCAGCGGCCCAGCCCGTGCCGACGATGGACTCAGGGTTGCGCAACCTTGGGGCTGGTGCTCGCCCCAAGACTTGGTGGGGTATCTTCTGAGCGGGGCTGTGGGGATTCGTTTTTTGTGGGCCTGGGTCTTGTGCGTTTATGGGTAGACGGAGATGCCAGTGGAGGATAACTTGCTGATGATGATTGGGCGCAATGCTGGTGATTCTGACGAGAGTGTGCAGGTGCACGAGGAACGGGTGGATTTGGTGGAGTACATGAAGCGGGTGTGTCTGGGGCAGGAACCCGAGGCTGTCCCGCGACACGTCGAGGCATCACTGAATGCTGCTCTCGCAGTGTGTCAAGAGTGGCGATCGCGTCCCCGAGGAAAGCAAGTGCCTTTGCCTCCGCCCACTTTGCTGAAGGGCCAAGAAGCTTCGGTAGACGCAGGCAAAGACTACCGACCGAATCCGAAGAACGTATTGTACACACCATCTTTGGTGGAACCTCCATCTGTGCTCGCCAGGTTGGCGGTAAGAAAAGTGAATAGCCCAAAGGCACAGCCACCTTCAGCTTAGACCGACGATCCAACGCCAGGGTTACGATGAGCGGAGTGTCGGGGGTGGGCGAGACCGCCACATAGACAATCCTGCGGCACCGAGGCTCGGACGGAATGAGGTGTTTGTGCCCGGCCTTGAGCCGATCCTCGCGCTGCGCCAAGGCGTGTTTGGGCGTTTCCGGCAATCCATGACACATGAACGGCAGATTCTGCAACCGCAGTTGTTCGCATTCACTTGGTGTGCATGTGACCAACCGGTTGGTGGAGAGAGCAGGAGGACGGAAGTAGAAAACAAAGTTGCTGTAAATGATCAACGCCAGGGTTGCTGCCGCCAGGACGCCCAGGGGATGCATGGAACGAGTCTATTGTCTAGGACGATAGCTATGCAAGGGGGGGGGACGCAGAGAAAGGGTCGAGAGTTAATCGTCGTTGTTGTCGTCCACCCGTGGCGCCACATAGAACTTGACCGAAGCCCCATTTCCCAAGTCGTATTCGGTAATCAGCGGCATTCCCTCGGTGATGTTGACGGTGACCGTCTGCACCGGACCTAGCCCGGCCGCCTGGCGCACTGCCGCTGCCGTGTGCAAGAAGTTGAGTGGGAACGACATGCTGAACTCTTCGTCACGGGCCCCGTACTCGTTAACGTCGTCCAACCCAATCTTGCACTCCATTCGGGTCCCCTTGCTCTGGTTCGAGGCGGTCACGTAGGTGGCCTCGTCGGTGCACCTGAACGTCGCCACATCGCCAAAGCATGATAGCTCATCAATTACCTTGGACCACCGGGCACAACTGAGCACAATGTCGGTGTCGGTATCGACCTCGGGTGGATCCATCAGATCTTCCTCCAGATCAAACAGCGGCAGCTTGAAGTCCTTGTCGAACGTCTCCTTGTCCCCACCCGACAACCACAACGCCCATCCGTCAGTCTCCAGATCCTTCTTCTTCTCTCGCAGGTGCATCAGCCACGCACGCTGTCCGTGCTCGATGCATCCCAACATTTTTACTACTAACACAAGTGAAGTCTCAAGCATCACATCCGCAGGGCACTTGTAGCTCTCGAACCAGCTCTCGGGGAGCTGAACGTCGATGAGACATACGTGCGACCCGTCCATCGTCTGGAGCCGCATCCCTTCGGGGCTGAACCGAAAGGTGGTCAGATCACTAATTCCTGCTACTACCTCAAGCAGCCTCTTCAGCTGGCGGGTCTGCGTATTGGTCATCGTCATAACTGTCCCCTGCATCGTCGTACCCTTCGGCAGAGAGGGCCTGCTCATCGTAGTACTCGCCACCCCCGACGAATCCTCCGCCGTCGCCTTCGTCTCCAAGGAGTTCAGTGTTGTCAATTCCGACACCGGGCTCGCCATCATCTTCGGTTGCTGCCAGGTCCCCGTCCATGGCCTCCGGGTCAATTTCTACCCCAAGCTCTTGCTCGACAGAATCGATACGCAGTCGCAGATCCTCCACGGCCTTGGTGTGTGTTCCAACCACCTTGGACAGCTCGATCACTCCCTTGGCCAAGTCCTCCAAGAGAGTCCGGAGGTTGGCAATGTTCTGGCCCTGCGCCACCGCCACCTGAGCGATTGTGGGCGTCGGCGTCGCCAGCACCTCTGGCTCAAACTCCTGGACCTGAGTTGACATCCGAGCAGCCGCCTGGGCCGCCGCCCGCTGCTGCGCCGCAGACATCCGACCCGCATTTCGATCCCCCTGTTGCACTCGACCGCCTCCTCGGCCCTGCTGTGGTGGTGGCTGCCGTCGACCCTGTGCCGGAGCCGCCCGTTGCCCCCCTCCACGGGCTCCTGGCTGCGCAGCCATCGCCTGCTGCCGGGCCAATGCCTGCTGCCGGGCCAGCGCCTGCTGCCGAGCCAACGCCTGCTGCCGAGAATCACCAGTCCGGGGTCCGCCGCGATTCGCTGCCGCCTGCTGTCGCTGCCGAGCCTCCGCAATCTGCCGTCGCCGTTGCTGTGCTGCCTGTCCACTCAGCATTGATGCCTCCTGTCGGGACGACGCAGAATGGAAAAGGCTGCGCAACGCAGCAACACTACAATGTCATCAACTCATCCCCCTCTTGCATCAACTCAGACGCTCATTGGCATTCTGAGATCACCGGCGTGTTCGTAGTTGAGGATCTTGACGTGTTCCTCCCTGATGTCGTCGATCTTAGTGGGAATGGCCTTTAGATCCAGGCGTGGAATGCTGAGGGGCTTTTCACGGCGCAGCTGTTCAGTCAGAGCCGGAACGTGGTCCTCGTAGATGTGGACGTTACTGAGGAACATGACTAGCCGCTTGGCCCGGAGCCCAGCAGCCCGTGCCACAAAGTGGGTCAGCATTCCATACGAGGCCATGTTGAATGGGAGGCCTAGGCCAACATCGGCACTCCGCTGGTACATGGTGCACACCAGCTCATCGCCGTTAACTACGTTGAACTGGAACAACAGGTGGCACGGGGGCAGTGCCATTTGGTCGAGATCGCTCACGTTCCACGCCGAGACGACGATTCTGCGAGAGGAGCGGGTGGTTGGATCTGAGAGCAGGCGGATGGCGTTGGCCAGCTGGTCGGTGCCAGGGTCTTCCATTCCGCATGGGCCGCCCTGACCCCAGCGTCGCCATTGGTAACCATAAACCGGTCCCAGCTGTCCTTCACCCTCCTTGGAGGTTAGGTGTACCCATTGGCTGTGGTCCATGCCGTACGCTGGTCCGTTCCGGAGCAGTCGTTCGCGGTATGCCGTCGCATTGGCATCCCAGATCTTGCAGCCGCGTTCTGAGAGCTCCTTGGCCGACGTGTTGCCCTCGATGAACCACAACAGCTCCCGCAGACAGGTCTTCCAGGCCAACCGCTTGCTCACCAGCAACGGCACCCGGCCCTCGGTAAGATCAAAGGCAATCGATGCACCAATTACCACTCGCACCCTTCCATTCCTCCCCTCTTGCACATCACCTTCTTCGAGAATCGTCCGGACGAGCCGGAGATATTGGTCGTCGGGGGCTTGACTATCGGGTGCGCGGACTATGCCAGAGAAGGCCATGCAGGGGTTGTGTTAACTCGGGGGAGGTTTCTCAACTCAATTTTGCAAGAGAGGAGGATGCTTATGTGCCCGGAGTTAACTTAGGGGGTCTAAGGGGGGACCCATGGTACCCATAATTATCTCGATCCTAGCCAGCAGATGGACACTACCACCCTGACTTCTGCAACGGACCCGGTGCCATGGTACCAGTCGCCTAGGATTGGTCGGGGGATCGCTATTGCTCAGACGGCCATCCTGGCGTGGATCGGCGGTGCGGTCTTTGAGATTGTGGTGGCGATGGCGGTCAAAGAGTTTGGGCTATTCCCCAAGGGTGCTCCCAAGACCCCTCTTGGGATGCTAATGGGTGGCTTTGTGGTGCTGGCGGTCACGCTGGGATCGCTGTTTGTGGGAACGCGGCTGGCCGAGTCGGTGCCGCCCATTAACGGAGTTGATCCAGGTGTGTTGGATTATGAGACCCTGGGAGTGTCGGCTGCGCTGGCATCGCAGGAGCACTTCAACCTATCCGAGTTTTTGGTGGGCTTCACTCCATCGGCGGCGGTCAAGGGCAAGCGGCAGCTGAAAAAGCCAAAGAAGCAAGAGGGACAGCAGGTGAGTCCCAACCCATTTGCGGGGCCACCTCCGGCGATGCACCCCCGAGGCCCACCACCTGCGATGCAAACCAACCCTAATGCCATTGCGGCACCGCAGCAGGCTCCATCGGCCCCATCCCAGAGCCCACACCCACCGCCTTCCCCTCTTGCAGGACCTGCGCCGGGTGCGGATGCTTCTTCGACGTTCGGCGTTCCGTTGTCTGCGGCCTATGGCTTTTGAACGTACTGAGTAGCAATGGCGTTGGATTTTGATGTGGAAACACTCAACCAATTCCTTGAATTGGCTGAAGTAGTGGGATTGCGTGAGTCGTCATACCAGCATTTGCAAGAGGAGACGCGAGGGATAGTTGAGGCAGCTGGAGTTGATAACCCACAAGAGGCAGTTGACAAGCTGCGGGGGTATCGGGTAATGCCGGCAGAGGACATCCGAGTGGGTGAGTATGTGTGTTGGATCCGTGGTGTTGAAGCGTCGCCGTCGGGACGACCTTCGGGTCCTACGGCAGGAGGGACGGTGACCAAGATCACCGAGCAGCCGGGAGGGGAGCACACGGTGCAGTGTCGTGGGGTGGCATCGGGTCGTTTCTATCAGGCGACGACCCGGCCGGGGTTGTGGTTGTTTAGGAAGCTCACGGAGCAAGAGCTAGTGGTGCTTAATGTTCTGGATGCCCTGGACCGTACGAGTACGGTGGCGCAGTAGCGTTGGGGGCTTCGATGGGCTTGACAAATGAGAACCGGCGTTCAGGGGTATTGTAGGGTCCGGCGGCGGCGTTGTTGGCGGCGCCAGAAGTGGTTACGGTGTACGAGGCAGTTCGTGAGCCGAAACTACCAGAGCGCCCGGGGTTGACCGAGGAGGTTGAGTTACCAGCCCGCGGAAGAGTTGAGGTTCGTGTTGTGGCGGGAGGCACCACACCTTCATAGGGGTGTCTGCGAAGAGCAAACCTGAGCCCTTCCCGGCCGTGTTCAACGGCGTACTGACGTACGAACATGCATTGGTCGCAAAAATCCTTCTGGCGCCGCCGTGGTTCGTGGCACAGCGGGCAGATATAATTCTTAGTCCAAGGCCAGCATCCCATTACTATTGTTGGGGACTTTAGGGTAGCATGGACATACGATTAGTATCTGAGATGTCTGTTTTACGATGCTTGTTAATGGAGACAGACAAGTGGGGATTGTATTGCTTGACATATTGAGTAAGACATTTCAGAAAAGGAGTCATTTGCTGTGGCCGAAACGATAAAATGAGTTCATTGCTATGATCGTAGAGGTACACATAGTTGTTTCGTTTTTTTTTAAGTTGTTTGATGTCAACGAAACGAATCAAATGTTTGGTGTTGGAAGAGCACATGTACATAGTGCGCACTACGAGAATGTGTGGCATAATGGTGATAGATCCAGTGGGTCCGAACAGCGAGGAACGATAGAAACCAAAGGTGGGCCATGCGGGCACGAGTGGTCCTGGGTTTCGGCAACAGGGGCAGTTAGGTGTGCGCTCAAGTTTCCATTGGGTTTCGTGCCATTCCTTGATGCAATTGTGATGAAAAACGTGAGAGCACGCGGCGAGGCGAGCAAGAGTCGAGGCAGTGATTGGGAGCAAACACACGGCGCACTCGTCCACCACCACGGGATCGGCGGGATTGATGTCAACTCGTTCAGTCTCTGATGACGTCATTAGAGGAGTTAAGGGTGTCTCGCTCGCGGGAGAGTCGGCAGTGCTGGGCGGAACCGGGGGTATGATGGAGATCTGCGCCATGGGACCGAGGCGGCTACTATATGTCCAGAGGGTAAGGCTCTCAACTCATCCCTGCCATCCTCAACTCATCCCTTTTCTCTTGCATGTGGGGGCCCCCCTTCAGCGTTCAGCACCCGCCAATTATTATCTTGCGCAATCCTAGGCGCTCATCGCTGTCCGCGAAGCGGTGTGTGCCTGCCCAAACCGACTTAGAGCCAATCCATCTATGATGATTGTGCCGTGTGCGCGTGAGCAAATGCGGCACAAATGACAAAATTGAAAGCTAATTCGTTCGGTTGTATCTTGGTCATTGACACAAGCGCAAGGGAACACAGGTGCGATTTTTGGACTCTGTAGCTCAATTGGTAGAGCGTTCGCCTCCAGAGCGACAGGTTGGGTGTTCGAGTCACCTCGGGGTCATCAGCACCCGTATATCTCAGTTGGCAGAGTAGTGGTCTTATCAACCATCGGTCGGGGGTTCAAGTCCCTCCGGGTGCACACGCTATAGCTCCCCTGGCGCAATGGATAACGCGTCTGTCTACGGAGCAGCAGATCCCAGGTTCGATTCCTGGACGGACCTTTGTATGTGAATGTTAGGTCCCGTGGCGTAATTGGCCAACGCGTCCCGCTTCGGACGGGAAGATTGCAGGTTCGAGTCCTGTCGGGATCTACGAGTGGTGTCTGCTCTCTCAGGCACTTCGAATTTCATTCCAGCGTGATGCCTGCGCTCTCAGGCACTTTCGCCTCATTGGTGTAGTGGTAACATGCGAGGTTTCCAACCTTGTGCCCGGGGTTCGATTCCCTGATGAGGCATCTCCCTCTGGTCATAGGCGGCCAGAGGGAACGTGCAGCATTTGTGCTGCGTTACGCATTCAAGTAAGTGTGGCCGAGTGGTCTAAGGCGTGTGGTTAAGGTCCATATCTCTTCGGAGGCGCAGGTTCAAATCCTGCCAACAGCATCAACAAGAGGGGGCTGAAAAAATAGTGGGTGTGTCCGAGTGGTTAAGGAGTTGGACTTAAGATCCACTGGAGCTATTGCTCCGCGCGGGTTCGAACCCCGTCGCCCACATATCGGTCCCGTAGTGTAACGGTTAGCACGCTAGACTCTGAATCTGGTAATCCGAGTTCGAATCTCGGCGGGACCTTATACGGGACATGCTGTCCCGTAGACCCTGGCTCGAGCACCCCTCCCCCTTCCCTAGCACGAGCACCCTCTGACACGAGTTAACGCATCCATCTCAAAATGCGAAATTGATCAGCCGTTTGTCGACCTAACACCAAGCGCTCGTGTAGCCAAGTGGATAAGGCGCGCCCCTCCTAAGGGCGAGATCGGGGGTTCGATTCCCCTCACGAGTTCCGGTTCCGTAGTGTAATGGTTAGCACCTTCGCCTTTGAAGCGAATATTCCGAGTTCGAATCTCGGCGGGACCTGCACCTGGCTGTTGACAACTCAGCACCCAGGATAACTTCCAGTCCCCCATGGTCTAGTGGCTAGGATTCGCGCCTCTCACGCGCGCGGCCAGGGTTCGATTCCCTGTGGGAGAGAAACAGAGACTCGGCATACCTTCAACTTGGCTGACTTGATCAGCATCCAGGCGGAAGACATTTTTTTTTGTGTTCCATGTCGCACTCGAAACAGACTTAGAGCCAACACACGAGGGGATAGTGGTGGGCCCGAACAGTCTCAGCTCGTGGCACACTCCCATTGCACATTTGTCCATCCCTTTCCCTCTTACATCGATTCGCACACGCTGGCACAGCGGGGTTTCACCCCTACATCCATAAATTGAAAACTAATCTGTAGAGCAAATTACAGGCGCCCTCGGGCACCAAAACAGCCGCCTTAGCTCAGTCGGTAGAGCATGAGACTCTTAATCTCAGGGCCGCGGGTTCGAGCCCCGCAGGGGGCTTTCGGTGTTCGTCAAGGTACAGGAGACACACAGCAAACCCTCGTTAGCTTTATGAGCCCAGGGTCACAGGTTCAAGTCCTGTCATCGTAACTGCGATGTAGCTCAGTCGGTAGAGCATGGTCACAACACACCAATGTCTCCAGCAAACAAATCCCTATGGTCCAATGACAAGGATACGCCCCTTTCAAGGGCGAGATCGGGGTTCAATTCCCCGTAGGGATTCCATTGCCATTGTAGCTCCAAGGTAGAGCGCCCGGCTCTTAACTGGGTGGTTGGGGGTTCAAGTCCCTCCAATGGCTATGCGCTCGGTGAGCGCAATATAAATACACCACCACGCACATTCGTTCGGGCCTCGTAGCTCAGTTGGTTTAGAGCATGTGGTTTTTGCCCACGGAGTCGCGGGTTCGAGTCCCGTCGGGGTCTAGTGCAATGTGCGTATTTTTATCTCTCTGTAGCTCAGCTGGTAGAGCAGTCGGCTGTAGCCCGAACGGCCAGTGGTTCGAGTCCACTCGGAGAGATACCTGAATGTCACGAGCCGGCTCCAGAAATCCGTGCTGGTAGCCCACTGCTTCGGTGAATGGGTCCGTTTTTTGATCGCACACAGCAATTCACTTGTACTTGGACTTAAGCTCACCCGGCAGATGCCTTCGCAGGTTCGAATCCTGTCGTCGCAACTATCTGCGACGTATCCAAGTGGTCAAAGGAGGGTAACACACACCAATGCGATCAGCAAGAGGGGAATGACAAACGGGCTGTAGCTTCATGGGAGAGTGCCACCACCGGCAGGAGATTCCGGATCGAATTCGAACGGCCCAAATTCCCTCTCAACCTTATAAATTTAAAACTAATCTGTAGAGCAAATTATAGGTGCCCTCGGGTACCAAAACAGCCGCCTTAGCTCAGTCGGTAGAGCATGAGACTCTTAATCTCAGGGCCGCGGGTTCGAGCCCCGCAGACGGCTTTCCTCTTTCGTCCAGTGGCTAGGACACTCGGTTGTGGACTGAGCAACGCCGGTTCGATTCCGGCAGGAGGAGTATGCGTGATGTCTGCGCACTCAGGCACATATGACTCATAGCTCAGTTGGCAGAGCGCTCGTCTAATAAGCGAGAGGTCCAGGGTTCAAGCCCCTGTGAGTCAATCGGTCATGAGCATGACCCAAAACTGCTTGCGAAAGCACGTTGGCGCAGCGGAAGCGTGCCTGGCTCATAACCAGGAGGTCGGTAGATCGAAACTACCACGTGCTAATCGGGGGGACTCCCTGTGGTCGCTCCCCCGAACCCCCCACTACCCCCCAACAATCCCACACACACACATTGAGGGCTCACAGCAAACACCTTTGCAATTAGAGCAGGCTGAGCGGTTCGACTCCGCATGGGGGTGACTTCGGTCATGGTTCGGTAGCCAGCCTTAATCCCCGCTTGCCCTCAGCAAACCTCCCTTCTCTCCCCTCTTGCAACCAATGAGCCCTTAGCACAGCGGCAGTTGCGTCCGGCTGTTAACCGGAAGGTCGTCAGTTCAATCCTGACAGGGTTCGTCCACGGAGACTTGCAGCAATCCCTCTCAAAACACCAGACTTATAATCTGACATCGTTTGTCTCCCAGTCTCCAGCATTTTTCCTCCTCTCACTCCCTCCGCTCTCTATTAGCATTGAAAGCGGGTATTCGTTAACTTAGCTCAGTGGGAGAGCGCTGGTTCGATCCCAGCAGTTGACACCAGACGTTGTCCCATAGTGGTCTATTGGGCCGGGTTGCTAACTCGGTGGGCTTCGCCCTCGCAGGTTCGAATCCTGTCAGCGTCGTATCGGGGATGACTCGCTCCCACGACCCCCCATCATTCCCCCCTCTTGCATGCCCTTAGTTCAGTGGCAGAACACTCGCTCCACACGCGGTAGGTCGAAGGTTCAATCCCTTCAGGGCATACATTGTCTCAAGCTCAAGGAGAGCACCCATCTAAGTGTGCACACGATGGGATGTGTTGGTTCAACTCCAACGAGACAAATCCAACTTAACACTCTTAGCTCAGCGGAAGAGCATCCGCATGACACGCGGAAGGCCGGAAGTTCAATCCTTCCAGAGTGTACCAGACGTCGTGTCCGAGTGGTTAAGGAGACGGTCTCGAAAACCGTTGGGCTCTGCCCGCGCAGGTTCAAATCCTGTCGACGTCGTTTTTTTTCGTGTTGCGTTGTTCTCAACTCGACGCAACACGAAAAATTAGCAATTGAATTCTGGATGGCCCTCTATTCAGCCGTGTGACAGGAAGGGTACCCCCAGAAGGACGCAACAGGACGGCACACGACAGGACACGACAGGACAGGACAGGACGCGACAGGACGGCACGCGACAGGACGCGACAGAACGGCACGCGACAGAACGGCACACGACAGGACGCGACAGGACGGCACACGACAGGACGCGACAGGACGCGACAGGACGGCACACGACAGGACACGACAGGTCGCGACAGGACGCGACAGGACGCGACAGGACGCAACAGGACGCGACAGGACGCGACAGGACGGCACGCGACAGGACGCGACAGGACGCGACAGGACAACATTCGACAGCACTTAACCACACTAAACAAGCAGTCAACCGCATACGACAGCACTAAACCACACTAAACAAGCAGTCAACCGCATACGACAGCACTAAACCACACTAAACAAGCAGTCAACAGCACACGATATAAGTGTAACCGGTAAATCGAGAATGTCACCGGTAATTCCCATCGTTGAGTTGAGGGTGTTTGTATGGTTTCTCTTGTATGGAAGAGGAGAAGGTAGACGAATGTTTGTTCACAAATAAGAAGGATCCGCAAGGAGGAGGATGCAAGGGTAGAATCCGGGAGCGGACAGAGTTAACCCCCCCGTCCTGAGTTAACGTAGAGGGCAATCGGGAGCTCCGCTCCCAGAACCCATCCCAGCTGCCCCCTGCGACCCCCCCGTCGGTTGCGGTCTACTGCGGGGACGGGTATGCAAGAGGGGGAGAGGGATGGATGATGGTATTGCGATGTGTGTGGGGTTGTTAACTCAGTGTGGGGTTGACAACCCCACCCGACCTTCATCCATCCCCTCCCCTCTTGCATACTCGTCCCCATCGGCTGTCATATTCGGATTCCCCCGCGACATACGGCAGACGAAATCCAATGGCATTTTTCTTTCATTCTTCAGAGACAATTGAGAGCAGAAAACCTCATCCGCACACAGCCACTGACCGCAGCCGACCGCAGCAGATCGCAGCAGACCGCAGCAGATCGCAGCAGACCGCAGCCGACCGCAGCCGACCGCAGCCGACCGCAGCAGACCGCAGCAGATCGCAGCAGATCGCAGCAGATCGCAGCCGACCGCAGCAGATCGCAGCAGATCGCAGCCGACCGCAGCAGATCGCAGCAGATCGCAGCCGACCCAAACGGACTGCAAGAGGAAGAAGGTGAGTAGATGTTGTTAACTCCATCCTGAGTTAACGCCCCCCATCCTGAGTTAACAACCCCACACACCATCATCACACGCCACCCCGCTGCGGCACACACGCCTCACCTCACACTCATCCCCCGCCACCCTCTTGCCGCCGGGACATCATCACTGCGTTACACAGAAAAATAAATGGAGAACAGCTCAATAAATGCAACTTATCAGTAGAACGTGCTGGTTAAGATTGACACACATAGCCGCCGCCCACTCTATCCCCACTCCCCTCTCACCCGCCGTACCGCCACCTCAACTCCCCGAAGCCCCGCCTCAACCCACACGTTGTCTGCCTCGCCTCGGCTGCCGCCGTCAATGTGCGCCACAATATCAGAGCATAACTGGTAAGAAAAATGAAAAGAAATTACGATTACCTCCTCTTGCCCCCCCGCTGAGTTAACAACCCCACACACCATCATCTATTCCCCTACCCACCCCCTCTTGCATATCTCCCGCGACATACGGCAGACGAAATCCAATGTTTTTTTCTTTCATTCTTCAGAGACAATTGAGAGCATAAAACACCATCCGCACACAGCCACTGACCGCAGCCGACCGCAGCAGATCGCAGCCGACCGCAGCAGATCGCAGCCGACCGCAGCAGATCGCAGCAGATCGCAGCCGACCCAAACGGACTGCAAGAGGAAGAAGGTGAGTA